GTGCTGACGTCCGCCGTCCCCGGCTTGCAAGGTCTGTCAGCCGCTCGCGTTGCCCAAATGACACCTCGCGCGCGTGTCGCTTACGAAGCTGCCTTGGCAACCGGGCAGGGCGGGGTTTACGGCGCGGGTGACGCTGGCAGCATTAGCGACATCCCAGCCAGCGTCGCGAGGGAGGGCGCTCTCGGCGCGGTGGGCTATCCCGTTGCGCGCGGTGTTGGGCGCGCGGGCAGTTTCGTGGTGAAGAAGGTCCCCGGAGTGTCTAAACTCCGTCGCGGCAAGTAAAGGGTTTAACGTATGTCTGCGCTTTCGGAACTGCTGCAACTGCTCACCAAAGAGTTCGGCGACGCCGCTGCACCGGCTATTCGTAAGATCAGCAAAGCCCTCGGCGACGGCGCTACACCGACGGCGGTGCGCAAGGGTTTGAAGCGCGAGGGGTTCGAGCCTATCAAAGGCCTGTCCGACAACCCCGCTGGGCGCGCGCTCCAGCAAGCCGCAACGCCCCCGAAGCCGAAAGATAAGCCGCTCGCGGCCCGTCCCGCAGCCCCTGCGCCTAAGAAGAAAAAAGGTGCGCTGCAAACTGCCGCCTCAGAAGCTAAGAAAAAAGACAAGCCTGCCGAAGAGATCAAAGGCTTTTCGGTGAAGCCAGAAGGTGTGCCTACATTCGGCATCACCGGAAAAGCCGACGTAGGGCAGGAAGTCCTGCGCCTTAAGGCTAAGGAGATGGAAGTCGATCCAAAGCTGCGCACGCAGCCGACCGGCACCGAGCCTGTTTTCGATCTCAGCCAAGCCGCGTACGAAGAGACCCCGCGCATCTTGCCGCAGACCGACCCCGCAGTCGTACAGGCCGCGCTCCCCCGCGCGCAAGCTGGCGCGGCGTACCCCCTCGGGGATCGTATGCGCAACGTCATCGACCTTACCCCTCAAATCGCAGGGCGGCTGGCCGAGAAAGCACAGCAGGGTCGCGGGACGGCGCAAGAGTACTTCTACCACACCGCACCGATTGTGCGCGGCCTCGAAGCCGTAGACGTCCCGCAGGGTGACGCTACCCGGTCCCTTACGGAAAACTTCGCACCAGCCTTCGCAGGTACGTCCCCTCGGACCAATACCGAGCAGAACATGCGTAACGCCAGTTTGCTCATGTACCTGCGAGACAAAGGTGTGCCTATTTCCGGTGAACTTTACGACCAGTTCGGAAACGCTCGTGGCTACAACATGATGGGTTCGCACCAAGACTTGGCTGGGCAGATGTTCGCGGGCAAGCACGACCCGTTCACCAACCCCAAGCCCAGCGCCTTTCTCCCTAACACTGCGGGGGATCTTGGCTACGTTACCGCTGACACGCACAACATCCGTGGCGCGCTACTCGCTATGAATGAGGTTGAGCCGGGGTCGATTAGCCCTAGCTGGTTCCGCACGCCGGAGGCCCGTGCGCGGTACGCGGAGACCGCTGAGTTCAACCCAGCCACGGACATCCAAGACAGCTTGCAGTCGGCCATGAGCGGCGGTCGCAAGATGCAGGTTGAGTACGGCCCGATGGCCGACGTCACGTTTGAGGCCGCACGGCAAGCCGCGATCGCGCCGGGTCCGATGCAGTCGCTTGGTTGGTTCGGATCGGGGGCCGACACGGGCCTTGCTTCAGCAACCAAGACGGTTCCTGAACTTATGAACGAGCGCATCAACGTGACCGCGCAAGCCCTCGGTGTAAGTCCAGCGGAAGTCCTGCGCATGTTCTACGAGGGTAACATACCGTTGATGGCGGAAGGCGGCCTCGCGGAGCTGTCGGACAAGTACGAGGTGTAGCGGGTTCATTTCTTCCTCCGCTTCATCGCTTCCAGCAGCACCTCTTGGACGCTGCGCTTGCTCGACAGACGCTCCATGACCAGATCGTCCACGGTGCCCCGCGCGAGGATCGGGTAGACGAAGACCGGTCGGTCATAGCCCGCCTGCTTCTGGCGCATCGGGCCGATGCGCTCGATGATCTGCATGTGCTCTTCAAGCGACCAGTTGACGCCGAAGAAGGCGAGAATGTTGCCCCCGTCGGCGAGGTTCAGTCCGTGTCCCGCCGATGCAGGGTGAGCGAATAGCAGCGGAATTTTTCCTGCGTTCCACTGCTTGATCGTGTCAGGGTCAGCGTCCAGCACCCGACCTTGACGGAAACGAGATTGTAGCCGCTGAAGATCGTGCTTGAAATTGTAGGCAACGAGAACCGCCGCGCCGTTCGCCTCTTCGATGATGCTTTCGAGGGCGTCGAGCTTTGCGGCATGTGCTTCCTCCCAGTTGCCGTTCTCGTCGATGTACAGCGCGCCGTTGGCGAGTTGCAAGCACTTCTGGGTGCGCACCGCCGCGTTGGCCGCCTCGACACCCTCGTCGTTCAGGACGGCGAACATCTCAACCTCCATCGCGTCGTACACCTTGCGCGCCATGGGCGGCAGATCAACGTAGATCGGGTTGACGATCGGCTCGTCCACATCCAGCCCCTTAACCGTGAGGCAGATGTCGCGCAGCTTGTCCTCGACCTCAGCCTGCGTGTGGTCGTAGGGCACGAGGCTGTACCCGTCGTACCCCTTGCGGAACCACCGCTGCTCAAAGGCGCTGAACGTGCGGCCCAGCCGCTCGCCTTGATCGAGCATCCAAATTTGACCCCAGAGATCCTTCACGCCGTTGGGCGCAGGGGTGCCGGTCAGACCGATGAACCGGCTGACGTGGCTGTGCGCCACCTGACCCAGCGCCCGCGCGCGGCTGCCGCCTTGCCGCAGGCGGAAGGACTTGAGGCGCGTGAACTCGTCGGCCACGACCGTCTTGAAGGGCCACGTGTCGCCCAGCTCCTTGCGCAGCCAGACGAGGTTGTCGTAGTTCGTGCAGTAGATGTCCGCATCCTTGGCAAGCGCGCGCTCACGCTGCTTGGGCGTGCCGCTGATGACACTGACGCGCAGGTGCTTGAGGTGCGGCCACTTGGCGACTTCCTCCGGCCACGTTGCCCGCGCGACGCGCAGCGGCGCCAGCACGAGCGCGGGGAAGACATCCTCGACCACGTTCAGGTTGTCCAGCGCGGTCAGGGTGGTGACGGTCTTCCCGCCGCCCATGGGCATCCACAGAGCGCTCCGGCGCACCTTGTACAGGTGCGCCATCGCCTCTTGCTGGTAGTCGTGGGGTTTGAAGGTCACGCGGTCACCACTCCCTTGGTACCGGGTTGAGTTCCCACGACCGCTTCGTAAGCTCGTCGAGTTCGTCCCACGTCCTGCGCGGACGCACGGTGCCGTCCACGCGCGGCGGGTATGTGGGCTTGCGGCGGACATCTTCTTCGTAGGCGATCTGGCCGAGGGTCACGCTGCGATCTCCTCGAACTTGGGGCGGGCGATAACGGTCTGCGGCACGCCATCGCGCAGGTCATGCGCTTTGATGGTGGCCTTGCCGCGCACCTTCTCGCCACGGCCAAAGGCAAGGTTGCCCTTGTAGACGATGACGTTGTTGTCAGCGTCGCGGAAGATCGTGATGTAGACCGTGCCGAACTGGCTGTCGAAGCTGTGCGTACGCTCGGCGGTCAGGTCGAAGTCGCGGCGCTCGCCGACGGTGCCAACGTGGCTGGTCAGGGCGTCAGCAGCGCGCTCGGCGGCGCGGAGTTCCTCGCGACCGGCCAGCAGCTCTTGCGCGCGGGCAAAAGACTTGGCGACGGCGGCGTGCTGGCCGTCGGTCAGGCCGCCCCACTCGTCGATGGTGGCGCGCATCTTGGACAGGAAGTCGCCCCGTGCGTACGCCGTCAGCGGGTGGCGTATGGTCTTGCACCCGCAGTGTTCGCCGTAATAACGGTCGTTGGCGCTCTCGGCATGCTCGTAAGTGCCGTCAGCGTAACGGCAGCAGCGGGGGCCGAGAACATGCTGGGCGTCGAACTCACCCTGAGCGAACAGCCAGTCGTGCAGGGTCTGCGCGTCTTCGTGAGCGGCCAGCCACTTGGCGCGGCCAGTCTTGGCGCGGCCAGTCTTGGCGCGGTTGGCCTTGATGCGGCGGTCTATCGCGGCTTGGTAGCGGGCTTCGTTTTCGATGTGAGCGTAGTGGATCACGGTAGGTCTCCGTTGCTGATGAGCAGTCTATGACAGATGCAATGTCAGGTTGCAATACCCTTTCTCACTTTTTCGATGATGTCTTCGAGGTCGGCGATGGACGTTGCGATGTACACCGGCACGCCATCCTCGCGCATGCGCTCGACCTCCCGGCGCTGTATGGCGCTCAGAACGTCCCTGTCGGCCTTGATCTCGACAAAGGCGGCGTGGGGCCACGTCCACCAGATAAAGCAGTCAGGGCAGCCCCTGCGGCCCTCCCAGCGCACCTTGCGGTACTGACCGCCGCTCCCCTGCACGCGCTTCTTGAGGTGCTCTTGCAGCTTCGCGGCGGGGGTCATTGATCATTCCTTGCATGGTGTTTCGTCAACAGCTTACGAGCCTTCCGCGATAGCGGCTTGGCGAACCTATACTTGCCGGGGGTGTTAGCCTGCACGTACCCAAGCGCCTCTATTTCGGCCTTCCGCAGAGACCGCCTGCCACTGTGGAAGGCTCGGCGTGATACGATGCGCCCGTCGGGTGAACGGTACGATCGAGTTTCTTCGCACTGCCCCAAGAACAGCCAACTGGCGGCACGGTACACGCCGCCTTTGTGGCCTGCGTTAGGATCGGCATAACTCACGAGGGCTTCGACTTCGGGGTACTCCCCTCGGAAGCGTCGCGTCGCGTCGGCGATTGCCTCGGTCAAGAGATTAGGGCGGTGTCCGTCCGGTGCCCAGAGGCGGGACAACTCCCACACGACATTGGGCCGCCCAAGCAGCCAAGTGCTAATGTTCTTGTTGGCCGGTATAGCGAACACAACGATCGCGTCCTCGTATTGAAAGACTGCGCGCTTACCACTCGGTACTGAACCCGTGTAGTGGTTGCGCCGTATGATGTCGAGAGGATCAAGCATGCCTCACTCCTTACGATAGCGAAGCGTTTCGAACCCAGCAGCCGCGAGGGGCAAGCCCACCGACCAGCCGGGGTTGGTAGACATCATGTCCGCGAGGCGCTCGTGCGTAAAGTCAGGCTTGTCAGGCACCTCGCACACCAGCTCATCGTGCACGCGCAGGACGACAGGGTAGCCTTCCAGTTCCGCGCGGCGCATGCCAGACATGAACACATCGCGCGCGGCGGCCTGCACGACATTCTCGACCAGCTTGCCGTAATAGGTTTCCAGTCGCTCCCACTTGCGGGTGTACTGGTTCATGCCCTCGTAGGAGAGCTTGCCCGCGTCGTCGATCATCATGTCGCGGTAGCACAGGTAGCGACCGCTCGGCAGGCGGATGCGCGCGTAGCCCACGCCGTCCGGCCCATCGACGTAGTCGCAGCGTAGCAGGCCGCGCACGTCGAAGCTAAGGTCGCGGTAGCGCACAGCCCCGCGCACGGCGCCCTCCACGTCGTACCACAGCTTCTTCGTCGCAGGGTGCGCGCGGCGCCACGCCTGCACGATCTCGCCGATGGCCTCGTCGTCCATGGCGTTGAACACCGCGCCGCCCATCGTCCGGTACGCGCCCAGCCCGCCGCCGTAGCCTCCGGCCAACTCGGGCACCTTGCCCTGCGTCTGGCGCTCTTCCTTCGTCACATCGACCGGGTCTTTGCCGAGGATGCGCCCGGCGGTCACCTTGTAGAGATCCGGCCCCTCGCCGCGATCATACAGCTTGAACGCCGCGATCTTCCACTGCTCGCCCGCCAGCCACGCCAGCACGCGCCCCTCGATGTTCGAGAGGTCGGCGATGACCAGCTTGTGGCCCGGTGCGGCCACCAGACAGCCGCGCACGGCGAAGGCGCACCGCTCGCTGACGTTGTCGTAGATCACATCCTCGCAGTCGTGCTTGAAGGCCGCGATCGTGGCCTCTTGCACCTCGCCGTCGAACCAGTCGGGCGAGCGGGGAAGGTTCTGCGGCTGGAAGATGCGCCCCGCGTCGCGACCGGTGCGCGCCGCTCCGCAGAACTGGATCGTGCCGCGCAGGCGACCGTCGTGCGATGCCGCATCGATCAGGGCGCCGTACTTGGCGGGGCTGGTGGCTGCGGCCTGCTGCCGGATCTCCAGCAGCTCGCGCGCCAGCGGGTCGAGGTTGCCCTTCAGCAGCTTCTCAACAGTCGCCTTCGTGAGGTCTTCCGTCTCAACGCCGCGCTGGTCGCGCAGGAAGGTGAGCAGGGCCGCGCGCTGCGTCGTGGACGACACAGCACCACCCGTCAGAGTGGAGGCACGAGCGGCCAGAGATCGCGTAGTTCTTTCGAAAGCTCGGATAGCAGCGCGGGCGAGGTCTCCATCGATGGCGACACCACGGTCATTAATAGCTTGGTCGATCCTCCAAAGGTCGATTTCAGCGCCATTAGCGTTCCATCTTGGAATGCGTCCTCGTATGTCTCGCATAGCGTCCACATCGCGCCGGGCGTATTCGATGAAGGCGTTCCAGTCATCCGGGTGCGTATCCCTCCCGGCCCTGCGGATCTTCCAATTCTTTGGGCAGGGCTTCGTGAACAGTTGTATATGACGACGCCCCTCCTTGTCTTTAGCTTTATCCTGCGGGACGCCAAGAATGTCGCAGAGCTGGCCGAGGGACGCGGGCAAGCTGTGCTGTAGGGCCAGCACCATCGTGTCCTCGATCTTGGCAACGGGGATGTTCACGCCGCAGTGGCGCAGCACCGTGCGGTCGAAGGCGCTGTTGTGGATCACGACGGTGTCGGCTTCGTCGATCCGCGCCTGCAAGTCTCCGCGCCAGTTAGGGAGATCCTGCGTGTCCCACACCTCCGTGGGCGCGTCGTCAACGGCCAGCGCGACGAGCAAGATTTCTGCCGCCTCGGCGTACTTGTGCGCGCCGTGCGTGATGGGGATCGTGCTGTAGGTTTCGGTGTCGAGCCAGAGCGTGGTCATCCGCGTGGCCCATGCAGGATCTCGCTGACGCGGCCCGGATTGATGCCGTGCGCGTCGGCGATCTCTTGGTGCGATGCGTCTGGGTTGTTGGCGGCCATAGCCCGAACGGACGCGCGCACGTCTTCCGTGACGCGCTTGCTCGTCGAGGGCGCACGGTCGTAAGTCCGGCGGCGCGTCTCCTCGGACAACTCGCTTATCTTCTGCGCGATGTAGAGTTGGCGACGGGCGAGCCTCTTGCTCTCCTCGGTCAGCTCGCCGATCAGTTCGCGGATTTCGGGGATGGTACGTTTTGTCATGCTGATACATTCCTCTGTTCAGGTGAGCCGCGCGCTTCGTGTATCAGCAACGCAGGAGCAAACCCGCACCCACGCGCGGCTCGCCAGAACAGAGGACGTGACGGGGTCGTCGAAGGGACGATGCCGACCCCGTCACGTCACTCCTATAGGTTTAGAGCAAGTCTAAGCCAAGGGCTTTCTTGTAAGTGTCGAGGACCATTTCGCGTTCCGCGCGATCGTCCGGCTTCATCTTACGAAGCTTGACGATCTCGCGCATGATCTTGGGATCATAGCCGACCGCCTTGGCTTCGAGGTAAACGTCCTTCACGTCGTCCGCGATGCCCTGCTTTTCCTCTTCGAGACGCTCAATGCGTTCGATCAGGAGGCGCAGACGGTCATCCGCGCTGTTGTGCCCTGCATCGCTCACAGGATGTCCTCCGCGTCGGCCTTGGCCTGCGCCATACCGGCGAACTCATCCGCCGATGCAGCGGTCGAGCCACCGCCGAGGTTGTCGCCTTGGCCGGTCAGCATGACACCGCGCAGCGAGCAGTTGACGCGGCGGCCCCACTTGTTGTCCTGCGCCCAGACCTCAACCGAGGCGTTGACGAGGGCACCGCTGAACGCTTGGCGCTCAATGTCGCCCTTGTTGGTCAGCTCTTCGCCGTACTGGTTGAAGACAGTCGGCTGCGTCTTGGCGTTGCGGGTTGACAGGTAGTGATTGCCTTCGAAGCCGGTGTACGGTTCGCCGGTCTTCTTCGACTTGTAGACCTTCTTCGTGAAGCACAGCTTGCCGTCTTCGCCCAGCAGCTCAAGGATGCTGGCGGCCTTGTCCTTCCACGCTTCCTTCGCCTCAGCGAGGATCGCTTCTTCGATGGCCTTCTGCTGTTCGGAGTTGGGCTTGATCGGGAACTTTGCCCCGTATGCCGGTTCGCCTTCGCCCAGCGACTGGGGTTCTGCGAGGGCGGGGAAAGCCAGAACGATGTTCTTCAGCATAACACGTGTAGCCATTTTCAATTATCCACTTCTACGTTTTCAGTTTGCATAAGGTCACGGAAGTCATCCGCGACCGATTGAACGGCCAGTGCTGGCCGCTTGTCAGTGGCTGGAGCCACAGACGGCTTGCCCGTGCTCTGGGTGATGCGCTCTTGCACCTTCGCCCAACGCTTGGGGTTTTCCTTGAACACCTTCTCGGCCTTCGTCGGCGAGATCAGAGTGAAATCATACATCTCGTCCTGACGCAAGCGGAATGACTTGAATAGCTGTTCAATGTCATCCGCATCAGACCACTTGCGCGGGCCGCGCTTGCCCTCGACGAGCTTATACCCGTCAACGTTCTGCCCCGCCAGCAGGCGGCGCTCAACCTCGGCACGAACGGCCTTGCACCAGTCCTCGACCATGCCGACCTTCGCCATAGCGATTGGCAGGTAGTTGTCGCCGGTCTGCATATCGACCGGCTCCGGCAGGAACTCAGCGAACTCATCGGGCGTGGCTGCGGAAGACCCGCCGACCACATCCGTGATCTCGGCGCGCAGTGCGGGGCACGTGGCCTTCGCCTTGCAGAAGCGGCACTGCTTCTCACCGGGCGACAGGAAACCCGCGAGGGCGTCTTCGCCGTCGAGGCTGCGCGCCAGATCGCACTGACCCGCCGCGAAGGACGCGCTCTTGGCGAACGTCAGCAACTGCTCGACGGTGATCGTCCACTCGCTGACATGGTTGAGGCGCGGCTGGTGGATGAGCATGCTCACGTGGGCGAAGTCGCCCAGCACGCTGTACTCCTCCAACGCGCCGAGGGCGTAGAGCTGCGTCTGCTCGTTCTCCTCGGCAGAGACGCGCACGCCCATGCCGTACTTTAGATCGATCACGACGATCTCGGAGTTGGCGTGATCGATGATGACAACGTCACTGGTGCCGGTCGCGCTTGCCTCTCCGGTGATGTGGTCGATCGGCAGCTTGCGCTCAACCAGCAGCGTCGCGCCCTCCGCCCGCTCGCGGACGAGCTTGACGTAGTCATCGACGTAGTCGGCCATGTCCTGCGTGATCGGCCACTGCACGTCCTCGCCGTGGTCGTTGTACGCGATGCGCTTGCCCACGTAGGCTTGCGCGGTCGCGTCACCGTCCTCAAGCACCAGAGCGGCCAGCTCGTGCGCTGCGGTGCCCTCACGGGCGTAGGCGCTGCTGCTGTCGGGATACTGGGCTTCCAGCACCACGCTGCCGGGGCAGCGCATCCAGCGATGCGCTCCCGACGGGCTGAGCTTAGCGTGCGACATCAGAGGATGTCCTTCAGCGCGACAACCAGTTCCGGCCAACGCGCGGGGTCAAGCTGCGATGCGCGCTCAACGCCGAACTGTTCGAGGATCGCCTGCACGGCAGGCTTGCCCTTGTCCTTCACCACTTGCAGCACGATTGGCGCTACGTCGGTGTCGAAGTTCAGCTCAGCGGATGCGGAAGACTTCTCTTCCGTCGGTGGTGCTGACGCTTCCGTCTGACCAGACGATGCGGGTTCCTCCGCAGCGGGCGCAGGGGTAGTAGCAGGTTCCTCCGTCGTCGGCTGGCTCTCGGTAGCCTCCACATCCGGGGCACTCTTGGGGGCCGGAGTAGGGTCCACGGGTGCAACTTCGGCGACCTCCGTTGTGGTAACAGTGCCCACACCTCCGACGCCCACACTCGCGTTGTACGCGCTCGCGGTCTGCACGCCCATAGCGAAGGCGTATGCCTTGCCAGCCAGCTCGGCAAGCGTCTCGGCCTTGATCTCAATACGGTACGTCATTTATCAGTTTCCCTTTTCCAGTTGTTCGATGTGAGCCTTGAGTGAGGCGATTTCCTCCTCGCGCTGGCTGAGCATCAATTCGAGCTTATCGATTTCGGCGGTGGCTTCGTAGAGCTTGTCCTCAGACCTGCTCAACTCGCGTTCAAAATCATCCGCGCGCTCTTTCTCCTCGGCCACACGCCCGTCCAGCTCATAGTCGAGATCCTCTAGGCGTTCGCCCAAGGCGACGGCAAGCTCGGGGTTGGGCTCGTACTTCGACACCTCGATCAGACGGGTGGTCGTGTATGAGCGGTAGGTGGTGCGGTCTTCCACGGTCTGTCTCCTTAGAAATTCCACGGCGTGGCGCCGTAATGTTTGGCGAGCTGGCGCGCTTCGCGCTTGCCCGAAACGTTGAAGGCGAAGATGTTCGAGCGACGCCCGTCCGCGATCCGGTTGATGTAGAGGGTCGGCGGGTACCGGTTGGTACCCGTCGTGTATTCTGCTGCGAGAACTTCCTGCACGCTCGCCTCCCTTACGACTTGCGGGCCACGACCTTGACGGTCGTGTAGCCCTTGCTGACCTTCTGGTTCTTGCTGAACCAGCGACCGTCAACGCCCAGCTCGCGGAGCTTGGCTTCCATCGCCTTGGGGTCGGTCGAGCTGCGCTCAGCGACCTGCGAGACGGTGGCGCGGAAGAAGCGGCCATCGATGGCATCTTCACCGGCGGCGTCGGTGACGCGCTCGACCAGATCGGCCTCGATCTTCTTGAGGTCGGCGATCTGCGCTTTGATGTCGCCCAGACGGTCAACGATGGCGGTGGTGAAGTCGATAGTGTTGGGGTTGGTAGCCATTGTGTTTGCTCCTGTATGCGTTGCTGATAACGTCTATGTAATGCCGTAATCTGGGATTGCAACAGCAAACGTGCAAAAAATTACGGTATAGGTGTTTATTCGTAGAAGATGATCATCCCGCCCTCGACCTTGAGGGGGCCGTCCTTCTCGCGGCTGAGGCCGTTCAGGGCGCGCACGATGGTTTGGCGGCGCGTGTCGCGCTTGCCATCATCCGGCAAGGGCATCGTCTCCACAGCCCGCTGGATGAGTTCCTCGGCCTTGACGATGCTCTGCTCGCCGAACATCGACATCACTTCGAGGATGTGGTTCTCCACGCGACCGCGACGCTTGAGACCCTTGCGGTCGTCCGCGTCCGGCTTGCGCGTGGGCATGTCGCTCTCGATCGCGACGCAGCTCGTTACGGGATCGCCGTCGTAGTCCACGCCCAGATCGACCACCTCAAGCTTGAAGCCCCAGCGCAGGCCATCCTCGCCGTCCTTCATCTTCTCGATGTGGATTTCGCGGTCGCCGCCTTCGTGGCGCAGCACCTCAATCTGCGCGTCGGCTGCGGCCTTGAGGCCCGACCAGCCACGCGAGCCACGGCTGAGATCCTTGCCCGCGTGGTGGATGCCGTAGACGGTAGCGTCAGTGGCGCGGTGGATGAGGCGCACGTTGGACAGCGCGCGGCCCATGTCCTCCGACGTGTTCTCGTTCGCACCCGGCGTGACCTGCGCGAGCGTGTCAACCATGACGCACGACACGCCGCCGATCGACTGAAGCTCAGCGATGACTTCGGCGATGTCGTCGCCTTCAAGGAAGTTCGGTGCGGCGGTGATGATGCGCAGGTTAGGCACATCGCGCAGATCGATGCCGTGATACTGCGCGTAGGCTTGCAGTCGCTGGGCGACGCCCTTGCCGCCCTCTGCGGCGATGATCACGACAACGCCCTGATCCACGCGCCTGCCGCGCCAGTCAACGCCGCGAGCGATCGCGAAGGCGTGGTCGAGCGCCACGAACGTCTTGCCCGCCCCGCTCGCGCCGTAGAGGATGATAAGCTCGGCCTTGGGCACGACGCCCTTGATCAGCCACCTGATCGGCTCCTGACCGGCCATCTCGTGGGCGAAGCGTGATGGGAAACGGCTGCTCCCGCCGCGCTCTTCGAGGATCTCGTCAACTCTCGCCAGCACCTGCTCCGCAGTGGGCGTCTTGCGCTCGCTGTAGCCTGCATCCTTCGCCATCTTGATGACTGAGGCCATCGTGACCTGCCTCTTGCCCGGCGAGGGCTTGAGACTGTCCCACTGCGCCCGCAGCGCCTCGGTGCTGGGGTATGTGTCGCCTTCGCTTGACCACGTGTCCCACAGGTCGAAGCCGGTGTCATCGCCCTCGGTCTCGTGGTGGAGAGCCATACCGACGCGCAGCCAAGGCTCTCGGCCCATGCTCGGGTCGAGGTAGCTGATATAGGTCTGCATCTCTTCGACGCTGAGGCCCAAGCGCGGCTCGCGCCCGGCCATGAAATCATCGGGGTCGAAGGCCGCTGCGGTCGATCCGAAGCGGCTGCGGCATGCATCGACCACGGGCTGCGGGATCGGAGCGATCTTGTCCTCGTAGCCGAGGAGGTCGATGTGGTCGAGCATCCAGCCGGTGAAGGTGGTGAAGCCCGTCGAACTGAACGCCTCGACCGAGAAGTCGCCGTTCTCGCCCTTGTGCTTGTGGTTGAGGAGGAGATCCGGCGTGCCGGTGAAGATGGCGTGGATGCCGTTGCCGCTGGGCGAGTACTCGGCGTAGGTGCCGGTGACCAGATCGAGCACGTCCTGCCGCACCACGCCGTCCGTGACGCAGTTGTCGAAGTCGAGCGTGATGATGCCTGCGCCCGACACGTGCGCGAAGCCCACGCCGTCGAAGCCCTTGCGGATCGCCTCGCGCTGCGCGACCGCAAACGTGGTCAGCCGATCAAGGTCGAAGGGGCTGCCCTGATCGCCGTGGCGCCGACCGCCGTCTGCCCAGTAGGGCATCTTGCGTGGCTTCGCTTCGCCTGAAAACTGCTCCAGCCGGTACATCAGCCAGTAGGGCAGATCCCGCAACGGCTCGGGCACGCGCACGTCTTGTAGGTGTGGTGAAATACGTCGCACAGCGGTCATGTCCCCTCCCTTCTATGTCAGACGCTGGTGTCTGGCGACGCGGCAAGGACGCGGGCTGCGGACGGGTCCATCGTCTCGTAACGATTGATGCCGAAGATGGCCTCGATCGCGATTGCCCGCTGAAGGGGCGCCCAGCCCCTGTTGCGCCAGTTGTATATGGCTTGGTGCGTTACGCCCATGCGCCGCGAGAAGGCGACGATGCCGCCCCCTCGCTTTACGGCCTCGTCGATCGCGGCGACGCGATCTTCCTTCGTGCTCATGCTTTCCCCCCAGTCTTGCCGCTCGACGGGAACATCTCCCCCTTGCGGCCCAGACGCCCCGTTTCGGGGTTGCGATAGTGCCCGCTGGCGATGACTTCTTCAAGCCTGCGAATTTCGGCGCGCAGGTTCTTGACCTTGAGGGCGTGCGCCTTCGCGTCGATGTCCCGCGCTTCCGCGATGCGTTCGACCTCTTCGCTGAAGACCCGCGATACGTCCTTGTTGTACTCGGCGTCCCGACGTGCCTTCTTCAGCGCGCCCCACGGGTTGATTATGTCCTTAAGTGTCATGACCACCAGTCCTCTTCCAGTTCTTCGATTTCTTCCAAGCTAATCTCTGGGCGCGTGAGGATGCCGTAAACAGTCACCCCCACCACACCCAGCATGAACAGCGCCAGCCAGTTGCCGCTGGTCATCCCACTAGCCCTTGATGCTGAGTGGGCAGAGGCGATAGCCCATGTTCAACACGGTGCCGTTGCCGTATTTGCACATCTGCTGGCCGTTCTCATACCACTGCGCGGTCAGGTAGTAGGTCATCTGCTGTGCCGCCACGGGCGTGGCGGTCAGGGCCAAAGCGGCTGCGATAACGATCTTCTTCATTTCGTGTTCTCCTTCAAAGCTTCTTCAACTTCCGGCCATTCACGGCAGATGTCCACCATCTCGGCCTCACTGATCTGCCCGCTGCGATAGCAGGCGAGGATTGATGCTACGTCGGTCATTCCGTCTTTTCCTTGAGGTGGTCGCCGCGTTCGATGGCGTCGGCTATACCCACCTTGAGTTGGATTAAATCTTCCCATTGCACTGTCATCAGCGGTGTCAGCTTCTTGCGGGAATGAAGGCGTGACATTTCTTGCCGCATCTTGGCAGCATCGCCCCTCAACCACGCCACCACCTTTGCGCGCTCGTCCTGTGCGGTCATTTCAGGTGTTCTCCCTTTTGAAGCATCATGGCCGTCTGCCGCATCCCGTGCCTGCGCAGCCACTTCATGATCAGCGCCTCGCGCGCCTTCACGGCGTTATCGATCTCGATCTCGCGGGCAGCGGCCTGCGCGTCGAGGACACTGTCGAACGTCAGCACCTCGTCAAAGGCACCGCGCAGCCAGTAGAATTGATCTTTCTCCGACCAGTTGACTTTCGGTGTTGTCATTCCGTCTCTCCTAATGCGGCGCGGACTGCGAGGCGGTTCCTCACAACGTTGTTGCCCTTTAGCCAAAAGAAGATGACGGCAAAGACAGCCAACGTGCCAAACCCCTTCAGAACAGAGACTGGCATTATGATTGCGACCAAGTCGGCGTAGCTGAAGCGCAGGCTAAATAGATAATTCAAAAACCCGACCACGTCCTTCGGTGTTGTCATTTCCCAAACCCCCCTTCGTAGAGTTCGATGGCGCGGATACAAGCGGCTTGCGCTTCTTCCTCGTTCACATCTGTCCAGTATTTCATAACCTCACGGGCACACAGCAGCTTGCGATCTGGTGGCGGCTGCTCGTAGCGTTCGATCATGTCGCAGAGTGCGCGGACGGCTTTGCCCATGTTGCAAGTCGAGGCATAAAGTTCCGGCAGACGATCAGTGTTGAGGCTTTGCTTGCCGATCCGCTTCGCAGCTTCGAGTAGCACCCATTCGGGCGGTGTTTGCTTGTCAATCATTCCGTCTCTCCTAATGCGGCGCGGGCATCCTCAAGGCTGGCCGTGTAATCCCGCACCATCTGGTCAAACATAAGGTCAGACGGTGCGGCTTTCTTCGCCGCCTTACCACCGCGCTCAAGCAGGCTGATTGCCGCAGCAAGGGAAGCCGCAACATCGATTACAACGCGCCGCAGCCGCTCCACCTCATCAGCAAGCGCACCGATCAACGCGCCGTCGTCACTGCAGCCCCAAGCGGAAAATGAGTGGAGGATGCTGGCACGGATACGGGCCATGCGGACAAGGCTCGGACTGCCCCAAAGCTCTCCGTCGATCTCGAACAGCTTGTCGAGGGCTTCGCTGTTGATGTTCTCGGTCATTTCCCAAACCCTCCTTCCCAAAGTTCGATGGCGCGGCGGCAAGCGTTTTCCGCCAAGTCCCCCTGATCGTATCCATACTCTTTAGCCGCCTCACGCGCACACAGCAGCTTGCGATCCACGGGTGGCTGCTCGTAGCGTTCGATCATTTCGCAGAGGGCGGCAAATGCTCCGCCGTTAAGGTAAGTCAATGGGGGTAGCGGAAGGTTAATTCCGGCCCGCTTTTCCGCCTCGCGGAGCACCCAGTCGGGCGGTGTTTTCTTGTGGGTCATTCCGTCTCTCCCAGCAGGTCATCGACATGAAACCTGATCTCTTCGCCCAATTCGCTGATGACGAAGCGTAGGATGTCGCGATGGCTGTGGTCAGTGAAAACTACTGCGTCTTCATCGCTGATATTTACCCACTCCCAGCCGGAGGGGACAACGATAGGGTCTTTCTTAATCTCACTCACCACTCTTCTCCTTTAATGCTGCGCGGGCCATTGCTTCAGCAATATCAAGCGCAGGCCATGGATACGCGAAACCGCTTTCGGCTCTCACGGCTTGGGCGAACCCAGTCTCACCGCATACGGCTTCAAACATTTCCCGCAGCGCCTCACGCAGCCGCTCGATCTCAGCCCGCATTGCGTGATGATGCGCGTCCTCTGCCGCCTTCCAGCTTTTGAGTTCCTCGATCTCAGCCGCTTGGGCTTCGATGGTGTCGGCGGCGGCGCGGCAGATCCACGCTGCAATTGCTTCATCAATCAGTTCTGGCATATGTGTAGCAGATTGCGTCACAGCGACCTCATAACGAGTGCGACATCATCCAAACCTTCGACCTTCGCCATCGGCACCTTGTTGTCGAAGTAGTGCGTCGCGTAATTATTCGCTCCGACGATCTCGCCGTCGCAATCGACTGTCACGGTGCAGTAGCCCGAATATCGGCAACACCCCTGCACCTTGTCATAATGGGCAATAATGACGTGCATATGCCCGTTGCGAGCGCCAAACCCGCCGCGCACTGGGTAGACATTCCCGACCATATCAGGCCCGCTCAGCGGGATTGGAATGTCAGTCGCAATTTCAATCTTCACCACTCATCTCCCTCATCAATCAGTTCTGGCATATGCTCACGCAGCCATGCGCGGCGGCGTATCTCGGCCATGTAGTCGGCCTGCCTCTCGGCCCAGCGGTCGAGGTGCGCGGCGGGGATCATGATTTCGCCTTCACTTTGGTGCCCTCGGACAGAAGCAGCGTCAGGATGAACCACCACGGCGACCAGCCGTGCCAGCCGACGAGGTAGACCGTGCCGCCCCACAGGAAGGCAAGCCACGAAATGGTCGCCACAAGCGCGACGGCGATGAGTGTGTTGTTGCTCATGACGCCAGCCACCCGATCACGCCGATCCACAAGGTGACGGCTAGGCATATGTTCACGATCCATGCGAGGCTGGTGGCGCGGTCATCGGGCGGGCGGATCATGGCTTGGTCACCTTCGGCTGGTAGTGCGGCTGCGTCGCGGCGTAGGTCTGCCCGTCAGCGCGGCGCAGGGGCCACACGCTGTCGCTGGTGGTGCGACGGTTGGGGTGGGGCCGGTGGGCCGCGACGAACTTGGGCTGTTCCACTTCGTTTCCTTCCTCGCGCTTGGCTTTGGTCAGGTGGGCGACGATGCGCGGGTGCTGGTTGCGCAGGGCGTCCAGCAGCATCTCGCTGCCGTTCCGCATCTTGGTCTTGTGCATTTGATCGACCTTCAGATAATCGCTCATAATACTCTCCACACTCTGATCTCGTTGGGCATGGCCCGCACGGTGAACTTCTTGCCCGTGCGCTTGCCGTACTGATAGGCGGCGTTGCGCAGGCGGTTGGTGCCAGCCCACACAGTAGGCTTGGCGCGGTACTCCTTGGGTAGCGGCACGCCGATGCTGTCGCCCACGTCCATCGCGTCGAGATGCTCTATGCCTACGGCTGTGATGCGTCTGCGTGCGGGGACGGGTATGTCTTTGTCGATCTTCATGTCGGGTCTTTCTGATTGAAGTACGCCGGGCGCCATGCGGTCAGCTCGGCCACCTTGGCTGCATACTCAGGGCACGCTGCCATCATCGCGTCCGCCTCACGCACGCCGTGCAGGATCGTTGAGTGGTCGCGGTCGAGCATGACGCCGATCGCCGAGTACGAGTTGCCCCGCGAGTGCAGCGCCCGGTAGAGGGCGAAGCGCGCCTCCTTGGCGCCATCGCAGCGGGCATAGCCCTTGAGGCGAGCGGTGGGCACGTTGAACAGGCGCGCGCAGGCTAGGATGATCTCGGTCTTCATGCGAGGATCAGATCGAGGTTGTCGCGCATCTCGCAGAGGGCGACGCGCATGGCGCGGATCTCGTGCTCGGGCGTGAAGCGGAGCTGGTCGATGATGCGCCACGCGGCGATGATGTTGGCTTCGTGGATCACCGCAGTGCCTCCCCGACCACGGCGCTGACATCCGGTGCGGCGTTGAGGATAGCCATCAACTCGGCGCTGCGCGAGCCGTCGGCGGCTGCCTCCAAGAACGTGAGGCCAAAGGCGCTGTCAACGGCGCGGTCAATGGCGCGCTCGCGGCGGTTCTCCAGCAGCGCCATGACGCGGCGCGTGTCGCGGTCAACGCCAACGTACTCATGGAAGTCGGCGGGGAAGAAGACGCGCTTGACCAGCTCGACGTTGTTCTTGTTGAGCCGGGCCAGAAGGCGGCGGCTGCGCGGTTCCTTGTGCCATTCGATAATCATTGGTAACTCCTGTATGCGTGGCTGATGACGTATATCTAGCGTGTAAATTGCAGGTTGCAACCTACGCCACAATACTTACCCACAGGAGACGAGCATGAGCACACTGGTGACCAACCTACCCGCGCAGCACGTGTGGGTGCGCAAAGAGTACCTGCGCGATCTGGCGGACGGGCACGGCGAGTTCGTGAAGGGCGTGTGGGTGAGCGCCAAGAGCATCCCCGGTCGCGCGCTCTACTTCGAGACGTATCTGCCCGAGTATGGGGCGATGTTCGACAAGCTCCCGATCAGCGCCTTCCTGTCGCGTCCTGAGTTGCCGGAGCGCGACCTGCCCCTGACCGACCTGCAATTCTGGAACTGCATGGACTACGGGATCGTCAGCGTGTCGAAGCAGTTCATCGGGAGCATGCTCTTCGAGGCCCGCCTGCGCTCTGGCGGTACGATGCGCGGCTCGTACGTCTGCACGCTGGACAACTACCACCCCTCGGTCGATGCGGTGGACTACAGCACCAGCGAGACGCCCAGCGAGCACAAGAGCATGAACATCGTGGAGTTGGAGAACGGCCAGTTCTGCGCCTACCCCAACAACCGGCTGCGGATCTTCGATGCCTCGCTGACGCCAGCCGAGCCCAAGATCCCTGACTTCAAGTGCAGCACGATCGAGTTCAGCGTCGAGCACGACGCCGCGCAGATCGAGCGGTACGGCGACACGGACGCCTACATGTACGGCACGCCTACCGGGGGATGAGCTTGAAGCGGTCAATGGGGATGTGGACGACGCTCTCGATGTCGAGGGCATCACCACGGTCTGTGCGTCCGCCTGTGCCGAGGCTGTGCTCCACGGGCACGGGGCAGATGCCGATCGCGTCCGTCCAACGCACGACGAGGGCGGCCTTGAAGCCCCTTTCCGCCCAGTCGAGCAGGGCGTAGTACTTGCTCTTGCTGAGCATGAGGGTCTCGTACTTGGCTGACGAGACGTTGCGGCACTTGATCTCGATCACAGACTGCGCGACGCCGTCGCGGTGCATGATGAAATCGGCCCGGCTGTGGTCGGGGAGCTTGATGGGTGTGAGGTGGTAGTGCTGCGCAATCGCGGTGGCTACATCACGCTCGTTCTGGCGGTCTTCATCTGTCTCATATCTCTTACGCATTTCTCGGCCTCCATAGCACTGGGCTAGGAGGCCGAGATAGGGTCAGAAGTCGTGCTTGTCTATGAAGGCCCGGTCTGCGCGGTAGGCCCACCAGACGAGGACGGCGATGGATGCGAGTAGCAGCTCCATCACGCGGCGCTCCGCTCGCGGTGCATGGCCCCGGCGATGTGCTCGATCGGCACGACGTCGATGCCTGCCGCCTCTGCGGCGCCGCGATAGCGTTCGAGCCAGCTCCGCAGAGCCTGCGCGCCTTGGCAGCGCAGCTCGTCCATCAGCACCGGATCGTCCGGGTTGAACGGCGAGTAGCCGCCGCCGTCCTTGCGGCCCGACACGGGGGACACATAGGCTGGGAACTCGCGGGTGCTGAACTGCACCACCTGCGCGCTGTCCGGTGCCACGCTCACTTGCGCCACGATCCGCAGGCCGCTCGCCATGCGCCTCGCCAGAGCGATGCGGTACTCGCGCGCCGCTTCGGCATCAGCCATGCCGTAGAACCAGTCGTAAGCCTCATGCTTGGGGTTATCGCCAAGCCAGTCGATGAACTCGCTGGGCACGAACATGTTACGGCCCGTGGTTGCGAGATACTCGTCAATTATGCGTTGCCGCTCTTTCTTTGGAAATCCACTCATCTCTGTCTCCTTTCGTTTCACTTAACCGCCAAGACGCGCCAAACCCAAGCGAACGCAGCCCAACCTGAACCGCCAAGCCTTGACATGCCGGATCGCAACCGACCTTGCCTTGCCGTGTCTCAACCGCCTTGCCGCGCCGGGACGTACCTAGCCCAACCCGACCTATCCGAACCTGAACCGCCGAACCTGAACCGCCGAACCCTAACCGATCAGACCAAGCCCTACCTCGACCGCCCGACCTAGCCGCGCCCTGCCCCAACATGCGTCACCCAGCCATAACCGCCCGACCTCGCCTCACCCAGCCGCGCCCTGACGCGCCGTACCTCACCAAGACCGCCGTAAACCAGTTGCGTGGGCGGACACGTGGCCCGCCCCGCAAACACATCATGCGACCCTGCGGGCGCGCTCTTCATTGAGGATGTCCATCAACTCGACCGTGTCGGCGTCAGCCAGCTCAGGGTTGTCCAGAGCCGCCTGCTGCACTGCGCGGCCTTCCTGTGTGACCTCGTCCCAGTACGCCTGCCAGTCGCCCAGATCGTCGCCAGCGACAGCGAACGTGCCGTAACTGCCGCGACCCTTCTCCTGCCGGAAGTCACCCAACCCGACGACCACACCTGCGTTGGACAGCAGGCTGATGATGGCGTGCGCCGACAGCGTTGGCGTCACGAAGGCGATGTCCACCTCGGCCACCCAGCGCGGCAGGTAGCAGCGGGTGCGGATGTCCGGCGTGCGGTTCATGTCCGCAGAGCGCACCACGTCCATCTTGAGGTAGGGCTTGCCCCACACGCTGATCTTCTGCTGCGGCAGGAAGATGAGACGCTGGACGCTAGACTTGGTGACGCCCGGTGTTTCGAGGGCTGCTGTCGCCATCGCCGACTTCACGCCGGGCGCGGGGAAGCAGAGCATCGTCTCGCCGACCTCGTGCTTGTGCGCGCTGTCGCGGAACTCCCGCTCGGGGTCGTGCTTGATGTCCTTCTTCTCGGCGGCGGTTTTCCGGCCCCCGCCGATCAGCAGATCGCGCTTAGCCTTGATGCTCATGTTGTTCATGTACATCGGCGTGGTGCCGATCAGCCGCAGCCGGATGCGCCCTTGCTTGAGGGCATCGATGTGAAGCGTTCCTTCGTTCTTAGTAGGCATATCATTGTCTCCTGTGTTGCTGATAGTGGGTGGGGGCCGAAGCCCCCGTTGGTGTCACGCGGCGTCGGCGAGGTCGTCGATCTCGTGGCCGCGCTGGAAGTACGTCGGTCGCGTGCCGTCGTTCTCGATGACGAAAACACGTCCGAGGCGGTCGGTCTTGCTGGCGCGGATGGCGTAGTGCTTGGCGTCGGTGAACCAACGGAAGGCGGCTACCTCGATCCAGCAGTCGATGAAGCCCGCGTCTTGCGTGTTGACGATGTGGCGAAGGTCTGAGGGCATGTCGTTGTCTCCTGTGTGCGTTGCTGATGAGCCCTTCTCTCATATGTAACTTGGCGTTGCAAGCCCTATCTGTAATTTTTTACGGCATGTGTATTCATACCTACTTCGGGCGCTTGGTGGGCGACTTGCGCTTGGGCACGCCCGCGTCGGGGTGGCGCCTGCGGTATGCCTCGATGGCATGGCTCACAGTGGCGAGCTTAAGCCCCTCGCTGTCTGCGATCTGCTGATGCGTCTCGCCGTCCATCCAACGTTCGATGTACACCCGCGCCCGCCTGTCGGCCTTTGCTGCGCGCTCGATGTTCGACTTAGCCAGACCGGCGGGAACCTTCCGCGCCTTCTTGGCGAGCATGCGCGCACGCGCCTCGGCTGCTGTGATGGTCATGGCGTTGCCCCCTTCAAGTCTTCAAAGCCCATCGCCAGCGCGACGAGGAACTGGGTGTTGCTCATGCCGTCGATGTCCGCCTGTGCGGCGGTGTCCACGTCGGCATAGCCGTAAGGCACCCAGTCGTGCTTGACGTAGGCGAACATCGCTCGGGCGAGGACGGCGTCCTCGATCGTCTCGATTGGGCGGCCCAGTGCATCTTCCAATGTCATGGCTCAGTCCTCCAGCCCAGTGATGCCGTGCTGGCCGCGCACGGCCTGTGCGAAGCCGATGGCGTAGCGCACCCACTCGCCCAGCAGCAGAGCGTTGGTGTGCGGGAACGGGAAGGTCGCCTCCTCATAGATGTCGAGGTGCGGCTGCCAGTAGACGAGGGTGTGCTGACCCTTCGGGAGGCGCACCAGCTCCACGGGCAGGCGGTGGTAGTCGCGGATGACCTTGTTGACGTAGGCCAGCGGCTTGGGGCTGTTGTAGTCTGGGCGGATGGTCATGTCGGTGTCTCCTTGTTGGCGGGCCGAATTGGCTCCATCTTGTTTAAGCAGGTGGTGGATCGCCCTACCCTGCCCCGCCGGTTGATCAGTAGGTGAAGAAGCCGGTGCAGAAGCCGAGGTAGCCACCGGTGCTGTTCTTGCGGCGCAGCAGGTCGGTCAGGTCGATCGCGCCAACCCAGCGGCCCCACGCTTCGTTGAAGAAGACGACGTAGTTGGCCGACGGCGCGTCATCGCGGTTCTGCACGTCGAAGTAGGTGGCAGCGCGCTGGGCCATCTTGGCGGTCGCCTTCTCAGCAGCTTCCTTCGTCGCGTAGTTCTTGCAGGGCTGCTTGTTGGTGGCGCGGTAATCCTCGATGCGGGCGATCAGGTTGTCGATGATGTTCATGTCGTTGTCTCCTGTGTGCGTTTCTGATGAGCCCTTCTCTCACATGTAACTGGACGTTGCAAGCACTATCTGTAATTTTTTACGTGCTTCGGTTTCTACGTAGGTTTGGGCTGCAACATCTGCAACTTGAAGCAACACGTTGCGTTGAGTTGCATGGTGCAAACTGCAACGCGCACCATGCAGCAGCACTTAACCTTTTTTTCCAAGTTGCTGCTGTCATGGTGCAAGTTGCAAGTAAAGAGTTGTAGGGTTGAGGTGTTGCAGTTGCGTGGTGCCTGTGGCATAGGGTGACCCTTCGTACAAAAGGAGACGGAAGCGATGTGGACCAATGCAGATGAGGTGAAGGCGTTCATTGAGGATCACAAGGCTGGGCGCTGGGTGGTCGGCGATCGGTTCGTCCTGCCGGACATCGAGCAGGCCTATGAGGCTGTCGCGGTGAGGCCGTTCAAGCACAGGGGCAAGTTCAAACTGTTCGTGGATCTTGAGGCGCGGTGCGCTGTGGATGATTGCGAGGAGTATCTGATCACCACGAAGGAGGTGCACCAGTGGATGGCTACGCCGCACCTTGTGCGCTGCTGCCCCTCGCACAGGTATGGCTTCAGCACGCCGATGGCCGATGCGTGGAAGACGAGCGAGCAGATCGCGCAGCGTGTTCCGAAGGAGCCCAAGGCCAAGCCTAAGCCCGCGCTGCGCATCGGTGCGAACGAGCAGGCTGTCCTTGAGGCGATGCAGGCGATGGCACTCGTGGCCGATCAGATCGGCGTTGAGCACGTGATCTCGCACGCCATCGATCTCTTGCCCGCCACCCCTGCTGGTCAGCGAGACACACGCAGGCAGCGCGTCGTGCGTGCCCTCATATCGCTCGCCGATGCTGGCCGGGTTGTGACGCGGGGAGGCGTTGTGACGCTGTGAGGCTTGCGCATCGGTACTGCCGATGTTACCTGTGCCTCGAACTGGTAGTCCTGCCAAGAAGCGGAGCATGCAGATGCCGTACCCGGCGAAGAAGACCCCCAAGCTCATCGACGAAGTGCTGTCGCGTATCGCTCAGGGCGAGACGCTGGCGTCGCTTGGCCGTGAGCTGAATTTCCATCCGGTGTCGTGGAACTTTTGGGTGCGCGAAGACGAAGACTTGGCTCTCGCGTACGCGCAGGCACGCGACGTCGGTGCTGACGTCATAGCCGACGACGTGCTGCGCATCATCGACGAAGAGCCCGAGCGCGTGGTGCAGATCGACGAGGAAGGCAACAAGTCAACATCGCGCATCGACAGCGCCGGTGTTGCGTGGGCAAAGAACCGCGCGGAGCTTCGCCTCAAGCTGCTGGCGAAGTGGCACCCGAAGAAGTACGGCGACAAGCAGCAGGTCGAAGTCGGCAACAAGGACGGCGAGGCGCTCAAGATCGAGAGCAACGCAGACAACGCAGCCCTCGCCCTGCAACTTGCCGAGGCGTTGCGCGTTGCAGGCATGAAGGATCTCGACAAGTGATCTGGAACCCGTGGCGCCGCGCGCGTGAATTGCAGGCGCAGCTCGACCGCGCCAACCGCGACATCGAGAACCTCGAGCGCGCCCTGCGCGACAGCGCCGATCGCTACGACGGCATCCGCCGTGCGAACGCAGCCCTGCGCGAGACGCTCACGCTCTACCGCGAAGGCTCGCGCTGACCGCGTGACCGACGTCGCCGCCCTCCTCGAAAAGCTCAGCCCCGAGCAACGCACGCACCTGCGCTGGCAGCAGCGTTGGCAGGACACCGCGCGCCCCAACCAGATCGTGCCCAAGACCGACTGGACGGAGTGCGGGTATCTGGCCGGGCGCGGCTTCGGCAAGACGCGCGTCGGCGCGGAGTGGATCACGCGCGCAGCCTACGAAGACCCGAGCGGCTTCGATAGCTGCGTGATCGCGCCCACATACAGCGACGTCAAGTTCACCTGCTTCGAGGGTGAGAGCGGCATCCTCAGTGTGCTGCCGCCCGAGCTGGTGGTAGAATACAACAAGTCAGACCTGTTCATCCGCATCCACAACATAGTGGGCGGCGTCAGCACCATACGCGGCTTCACTGCCGAGAAGCCCGAACGTCTGCGCGGGCCGCAGCACACGCGCGGCTGGTTCGACGAGCTGGCGGCGTGGGCCTACGACGAAGACACGTGGGACATGGCGATGATGGGCATGCGCCTCGGCAAAGATCCGCAGGTGCTGTGGACCACCACGCCCAAGCCCAAGGAACTGATCCGCAAGCTGAGCCAGCCGCAGGACAAGCGCGTGATCGTGCGCGGCTCGACCTTCGACAACAAGGCCAACCTGCCCGACGCGTTCTTCAAGCAGCTCGAGCAGTACGAAGGCACGACGATCGGCAGGCAGGAGCTGTACGGCGAGCTGATCGATCCAGAAGAGAGCGGCATCGTCAAGCGCAGCGACTTCCGCATGTGGCCCGCAAAGAAGCCGCTGCCCGTCCTCGACTTCATCGTCCTGTCGCTCGACACCGCCTTCACCGAGGCGACGTACGACAAGAAGAAGGGCGACCCCGACAGCACGGCGTGCGTCGTGATGGGCAGCTTCACCGACCGCGAGGGGCACAAGCACCTCATCGTGCTGGACTGCTGGTCGGAGCAGATGGGCATGCCCGACCTGATCAAGCGCGTGAAGCGCGAGCTGAACGTAGCCTACGGCGACGATCAGGACGTGGCGCTGATCAAGCCCATGTTCGGCAGCGACAAGCCGCGCACGTCAGGGCGCAAGCCCGACCTGTGTCTGATCGAGGACAAGGGCAGTGGCATCAGTCTGCGCCAGATGCTCGAGCGCGAGGGCATCCTCGCCTATGCCTACAACCCCGGTCGCTCCGACAAGCTGAGCCGCCTGCACATGGTCAGCCACATCTTCGCCCGCAAGCGCGTCTGGCTGCCTGAGAGCGACAAGCACCCCGGCAGGCCGCGCACGTGGGTCGAGCCGATGCTGGCGCAGCTCTGCGCGTTCACCGGCCCCGGCAGCATCAAGCACGACGACTACGTGGACGCGATGACGCAGTGCGTCAGGCTGTGCGTAGACAAGGGGCTGGTGTCGGTGCTAAAAGACAAGAAACCTGCGGCTGGTGATCGCCCGCCGCCAAAAGTCGTAGCTAACCCCTACGCCGCGTGAAGGACATGCAGATGGACGAAGACGAGCTGCCCGAAGGCGAGATGATTGCCGTTGACGTGCTCGATGACAGCGTCGAGGACACCGAGGACGGCGGCGCGATCGTCACGCTCGACGACGACAGCGACCTGCTGCCCGACGGCACCGGCGACTTCTACGCCAACCTCGCCGAGACCATGCCCGAGCCGGATCTGGCGAAACTAGCCAGCCGCATGCTCGAACTGATCAGCAAGGACAAGGAAGCGCGCAAGAAGCGCGACGAGCAGTACGAGGAAGGCATCCGCCGCACAGGTCTGGGCGACGACGCCCCCGGCGGCGCGGACTTCCAAGGCGCGTCGAAGGTGGTGCACCCGCTGCTGACCGAAGCCTGCGTGGACTTCGCCGCACGGTCGATGAAGGAGATCTTCCCCACCGGCGGCCCGGCCAAGGACAACATCGCTGGCGAGCAGACCGCCGAGAAGATCGACAAGGCCAAGCGCAAGACCGAGCTGCTGAACTGGCAGATGACCGTGCAGTGCCCCGAGGTGCGTGCGGAGCTGGAGCAGCTCATGACGCAGGTGCCGCTGGGCGGCGCGCAGTTCATGAAGCTGGGCTGGGACGAGCGGCGCAACCGCCCGTCGTTCCTGTTCGTGCCGATCGACGACATGTACCTGCCCTTCGCGGCGACCAACTTCTACACCGCGCAGCGCAAGACGCACGTGCAGTACCTCACGCAGCTCGACTACGAGGAACGTGTAAAATCTGGCATGTATCGCGACGTGGACCTCGCGCCGGTGAGCATGGAGCCGGAGCAGTCTGTCGCCGGTCAGGCGAACGACAAGATCGAAGGCCGCGACGCGACCAGCTACAACGAAGACGGCCTGCGCATCGTCTTCGAAACCTACGTCATTGCCGACGTAGAGGACACCGGCGCGGCGCCGTACATCGTCTCGATCGACAAGTCGTCCAGCAAGGTACTTGCGATTTATCGCAACTGGGAAGAGGACGACGACAGCCTCGAAGAGCTGCAATGGTTCGTCGAGTTCCCCTTCATCCCGTGGCGCGGCGCTTACCCCATCGGCCTGCCGCACATGATCGGCGGCCTGAGCGGCGCGGCCACCGGCGCTCTGCGCGCTCTGCTCGACGCGGCGCACATCAGCAACAGCCAGACCATGCTCAAGCTCAAGGGCGGCACGGCTGGCGGCCAGTCGCTGACCATCCAGCCGGGGCAGGTCGAGGAGATCGAAGGCGGCCTGAACGTCGATGACGTGCGCAAGCTGGCGATGCCCCTGCCGTACAACCCGCCCAGCCCCGTGCTGTTCAGCCTGCTCGGCTTCCTCGTGGAAGCGGGCAAGGGCGTCGTGCGCACGTCGATGGAAGACATCGCCGACGGCAACCCCAACGCACCGGTCGGCACCACCCTCGCCAAGCTTGAGCAGGGCGCGGTCGTCTACTCGTCAATTCACGCACGTATGCACGACGCGATGGCGCGTATGCTGCGCGTCCTCGACCGGCTCAACGGTATGTACCTCGACGACGAGGTGCTGGCCGAGGAGGCGGGCGAGATGCTCGCGCGGCGCAGTGACTTCGACGGTGTGCTCGACGTCGTGCCGGTCAGCGACCCGAACATCTTCAGCGAGGCGCAACGCTACGCGCAGGTGCAGGCCGTGGCCCAGCGCGCCGCCGCGCTGCCGCAGCTCTACAACCTGCGCAAGGTCGAGGAGCGTCTGCTTGATACGCTCAAGGTGCCCAACGCCAAGGAGCTGCTCAACCCGCCCGTCGAGCCGCGCGAGCAGAACGCGGTGAACGAGAACGCAGCCGCATCGCTCGGGCGCCCGATCACGGCCTTCCCAGAGCAGGATCACATCGCGCACCTCAAGACGCACCTCGCGTACATGACGTCGCCCGCCTTCGGTATGAACCCGATGATCGCACCGGCCTACCTGCCGGTGATGCTGAACCACCTCAAGGAGCACGTCACCCTGTGGTACGTCGCCGCGACCGTGCGCATCGCCAGCGAGGCGCTGGGCGAGGACGTGGCCGAGGCCATGAAGGAGATCGGCAAGGACAACGACGCACGCCGTGCCCTCGACCAGATGCTGGCCGAGGCATCGACCATGGTCATCGAGCAGGGTGCTGCGGTCTTCGACGCGCTGCCGCCGGTGATCCAGCAGGCGCAGCAGCTCCTCCAGTCGATGCAGCCGCAGCAGATGCAAGATCCGCGTCTCGCCATCGAGGGCCAGAAGCTTCAGCTTCAGACGCAGCAGATGCAGCAGGACGCGCAGATGGAGCAGGCCAAGCTTCAGATCGACCAGCAGCAGACGCAGGCCGACATGCAGCTCGAGGCCGCCAAGCTCCAGCAGGATGCGCAGGAGATGCAGGTCCGCGTGCAGATGGAGGTGCAGAAGCAGCAGGCCGAGGACGCCCGCAAGGCCGCCGAACTGCAAGCGCGCATCGCCATGAACACCGACGACAACCGCACGGCCATGGAACTGGCCGCCGCCGAGATCGCGTCCGGGGAGCGCGTAGCCGTGTCCACCGGCACGGGCATCAACCCCAACCCATAAGGAGACAGACACATGCTTACGTACGGGCAGAAGGCCGTGGGCCTCAGCTTTAATCCCAGCGGAGACGACGAAGTCGCGCACTGCAAACAGATGTTTGCAGACGTGATCGACCAGATGGCTGCGCTCCGCGAAAGCGATCCCAGACCAGAAGTTAAGCGCATGGCCTCCGTGGCTATAACCGAAGCGCAGACTGCGCAGATGTGGGCCGTCAAGGCCATTACGTGGAAGGAGTGAAGACCATGAAGCACAAGAACGATGCCTCGCTGTCCAAGGGCGGTGTGCCCAAGATGACCGCACAGAACACCAACATGCACAAGCTGATGAAGATGGGCCACAAGCCCAAGGTTGAAGTCAGCGGCAAGAAGACCCCTGCGTGAAGATCGAATGGTTTCTCCAACGTCTGGAGGCAGAGCAGGCGCAGCTTGCTCGTGAGGCGATGGAGAAGCCAGCCGGTCGCGACGCGTTCGCCTACGGGCGGGCCGTCGGGATACACGCTGGCCTAGAACGGGCGAAGACCGTTCTGCTTGAACTCATCGACGAGAAAGAGCGGAAGGACTTCAACCTCTAACCCTGCAAAATAGGAGCGACTGATGCAGGAACTCGCGAACAAAGTAGAATTCGGCTACGCCGACATCGACGAGGCGTTCCCGCCTTGCGATCCGGGTATCCACCCCTTCGGCAGCCGTGTGCTGGTGCAGATCCGCACGCCGAAGAACAAGACCAAGGGCGGGATCATCCTGACCACGGAGACACGCGAGACAGACGCGTGGAACACGCAGATCGCCAAAGTGGTGGCGGTCGGCGAGTTGGCCTTCAAGAACCGCACGACCATGGAACCGTGGCCCGAAGGAAGCTGGTGCGAGCCGGGTGAATTCGTGCGCGTGCCCAAGTACGGCGGCGACCGTTGGACTGTCAAAACCGCAAGCGGGGAAGACGAAGCCCTACTTGTAATTTTCAACGACCTCGATCTGGTAGGCAAGGTGACGGGCGACCCGCTCACCATCAAAGCCTTCATCTGATCGATAAAGCTACAAAAGGGAGCTGGTCATGACCGACAACAAGATTACTGAGACTGACGAAGAAGAGCTGATCCCCGTCGAGGAGCCGATTGAGGCCGACACCGACGAGGCCGATGACAGCGACGATGATGATGGCGAGGACGAACGTCTCGCCGACAGCGAGGATGACAGCGAGGACGACATTACGTCGGGCTCGAAGTCCAACCGCGATCGCCGCAAGAAGCGCCGCGACATGCAGCGCCGGGCCAAGGAAGCCGCCGAGCGGAAGATCCAGTTGCTCGAGCGGCAGAACGCGGAGATGCTGCAACGCCTCGCCAACATCGAGGGGCACACGCAGGACGCCAACGCTCAGACACTGCAACAGCGCATCGCCGCCAAGCAGCGCGAGATCCAGCAGGCCGAGATGATCATCGCCAAGGCGACCGAGGCCGGTAACGGCGAGGACGTCGTCGCAGCGATGCGCATCCGCGATCAGGCCAAGGACGAGGCGTACCAGCTCAACGCTGCCGCGCAGCAGTTCGAGGCCCAGCGCAAGCAGGCCACGCAGCCGCAGGTTGACCCGAACGTGGTCAGCTTCGCCAAGCAGTGGATGGACGCCAACCCGTGGTACGACCCGACGGGCCGTGACCGCGACAGCGCGGTGACCAAGGCCATCGACAACGAGCTGGCGGCTGAGGGCTACGACCCTGCGTCGCGGGACTACTGGGAGGAGCTGACCGCCCGTGTCGCTGAGGCCATCGGGGACGGTGAGGAAGCCGTCGCCGCCAAGCCAAAGCGCAAGGCACCGCCCACTGGCCGGACGCGTGAGCACGCCCCCGTCAGCACCAAGAAAGAAATTTACGTGACACCCGAACGGAAGCAAGCTATGATAGAGGCTGGAGCATGGGATGACGTTGAAAAACGCAATCGTATGCTTCGGGCTTATCAGGCTTACGACACCGGTTCGGCTCGCTAAGAAGGAGTGAGACACCATGACAAATAGCACTGAAGACAGCCGCTTGAAGAAGGATGCGGATTTCGACGTTGTCGGTCGCCGCGACACCCGCCGCTCTCAGGACCGTGAGGTCACAGAGAACCGCGAGGTGAGTGAAGACGACCGGCTCGAGATGTTCCGTAACCAGTTGTTTAACGACGCACTCCCTGATTTGCCGGACATCCCGGGCTTTCACGTGTGCTGGCTCACAACTACCAACCCGCGCGATCCTATCCATCGGCGTATGCAGCTCGGCTACGAGCCTGTGAAACCGCAAGAGGTGCCGGGTATGGAGTATGCCTCGGTGAAGACGGGTGAATACACCGGCTTCATTGGCGTCAACGAGATGCTTGCGTTTAAGCTGCCACAGAGCCTCTACGAGAAGTTCATGCAGGAAGCTCACCACAACGCTCCGTTGCGCGAAGAGGACAAACTCGCCGAAGTCGCGGATAGCATCCGCGAGCAGGCCGAGAGAGCTGGGAGCACGATGTACGAAGGCGACGGCCTGTCGGAGATGCGTGATAACAACCCGCGCCGTGGTATTTTCACCTAGGCTCGGGTCTCGCAACCAAACATGAGGTAACAGGCTATGTCTACGACTTCTCAGCCGTTTGGCCTTCGTCCCGCGTTTTCGCCAAGTGGTGCGCTCCGGCCCACCGCCTACTCGATCGCTTCGGGCTATTCGGCCAACATTCTCCAAAGCCAGCCGGTTAAGATCGGCGCGAACGGCACCATCGAAGCTGCCGCCATCGGCGACCGCTTCATCGGTACGTTCCAAGGCGTCGAGTTCACCGATACCGACGGTCGTCGTCGCGTGAGCAACAAGTGGACTGCATCACTCGCAGCCACCGACATCGTCGCCTACGTCACTCTCGACCCGACCATCGTCTACGAAATTCAGGCGAATGGCCCGATCGCGGTGACCGACATCGGTTCGCAGGCGGACTACACGACCATCACCGCAGGCTCGACCGTCACCGGTCTGTCGGCTCTGATGCTCGACACCGCCACCCTGACCAACACTGGCAACGCCGCTCTGCGGATTGTCGGCATTGCTTCGGGGCCGGACAATTTCGCCGGTGACAACTTCACCATCGTCGAAGTTCAGGTTGCTGAGCACCAGAACGTCGCCGACCGCGCCGCTTACTAAGGAGGGCTTGAACTATGGCTACCCCAATGCGGAGTACTGATTTCCGCTCCATCGTTGAGCCGATCCTGAACGAAGAGTTCAACGGCATCTATGACCAACGCGCCGACGAGTGGTCGCAGGTCTTCAAGGAGTTCAAGGGTATTCCCCGGAACTACCACGAAGAGCCTGTGCTGTTCGGCTTCGGTGCCGCACCGGAACTGCCGGACGGCATGCCGGTCACCTACCAGTCGGGCGGCGTGCTGTTCATTCAGCGTTACGTCTACCGCGTCTACGGCCTTGCCTTCGCTCTGACGAAGGTTCTGGTCGAAGATGGTGACCACATCCGCATCGGCCAGACCTACGCGCGTCACCTCGCTCAGTCGCTGATCGAAACCAAGGAAACCCTTGGTGCGAACATCCTCAACCGTGCCTTCAACAGCGCGTTTGCGGGCGGCGACGGCGTGTCGCTGGTCAACACGGCCCACCCGATCGCAACCGGCACCTTCTCGAACCAGCTCTCCACGGCAGCCAACCTGTCGCAGACCTCGCTCGAGCAGATCCTGATCCAGATCCGCAACGCTGTTGACAACAACGGCAAGCGCATCCGGCTCACGCCGAAGAAGATCGTCACCGGCCCGAGCAACGTCTTCCAAGCGGAAGTCCTGCTCAAGTCGTCGCTGCGTGCTGGCACCGCCAACAATGACATCAACCCTGTGAATTCCATGGGACTTTTGTCGGACGGCCAAGCCAACCTGTCGCGTATCACCTCGACCACCGCTTGGTGGGTGCAGACCGACGCACCGGAAGGCCTCAAGCTCGCGATGCGTCGCGGCCTTGAGAAGTCGATGGAAGGTGACTTCGAAACCGACAGCATGCGCTACAAGGCCACCGAACGCTATGCGTTCGGATGGACCGACCCCCGTGGCGTCTACGGTACCGCTGGTATCTAATAAGTCACTAAAATCTAACGATTTTAATTGACTTGAAATTGGCTCCTTCCGGTATTAGGCTACAAACCTAACATCGGAAGGAGCTTTTTTTTATGCGCAGAGAGCATACCGTCTGCACCATCGCAGACTGCGGCAGACCCCATAAGGCGCGGGGCTACTGCCAAACGCACTACACCCAGTTCAAGCGGGGCGTCGTGCCCTCGGGGCTGATCAAGGTTCGCGTCCGCGACAAGTTGCCCGAATGTACTGAGGACGGCTGCTCTGAACCCGTGAAGGCGAAGGGGTTGTGCAAGACGCACTACCAGCGTCTGCTCCGCCACGGCCACACGCGTTACCGCAACCGCAAGACGCCGCCGAAACCGTGCATGATCGAGACCTGCGACAACCACCTCTACGCCAAGGGTCTGTGCCACGCGCACTACGCCAAGCAGCGCAAGTGGCAGTCCTCTGGGATCGACGCTGCGCGCTATCAGGAGATGCTGCACGATCAGGGCGGCGTGTGCGCCGTCTGCGCGCAGCCAGAGCGCGCACCGGATAAAGCTTCGGGGAAGATACGAGACCTTGCCGTCGATCACGACCACGACACCGGTGTTGTTCGCGCGCTGCTGTGCTCAAACTGCAACCGCGCACTTGGGCTTTTCGGCGACAATCCGGGCCTGATCGACGCGGCCAAAGCATACCTAGCAAAGCATGGAAAGGTGTGATAACGTCTGCCGCGCTATAGCAGCACCCCTTTTGCAAAAGGATTGAAAAATATGTCTCAGACCACTTGGAGCGGGCCACTCGCATCGGGTGATCGCAACGCGGGTGAGAGCGGCGGGCCGAACATCGGCCTCGTTGCGCTCAGCCAGACTGCGCTCATCAACTTCGATGCAACGCTGGTCCAGAACGCCACGTTCAACATCCCGGCTGACAGCCAGATCGTCGATTTCTACGTCGATGTTCTGACTGCCTTTGACAGCGCGACCTCGGCCACGCTGTCGGCGGGCACCGCATCGGGCGGCACGCAGTACCTCAGCGGTATCAGCGTGAAGACTGCCGGGCGTCGTTCGAACGGCTTCAGCGCCGCTCAGCTCGCCGCCATGGACGACGTTGACAACAACCGCACGGTTGTCGCCACCGTCACCTCGGTCGGTCAGCCGACTGCTGGTCAGGTCCGCGTGACCATGCTGTACGTGCAAACGACGGCTGATGACTAAGCGGTAACGCTGTGTTATGAGGTGTCGGGCGGCACTGGGAAGTCCGTGTCGCCCGACCCTTTAGGTTCAAGGACAGATAGATGGCCGACGCTGTAGCAACACAGATCCTGTTTGATGGCGAGCGCAAAGCCATCATGAAGTTCACCAACATTTCCGACGGCACCGGCGAGAACAAGGTTCTGAAAGTCGATGTCTCGGCTTTGTCGCCCAGTTCGTTCCAGCGCCCCTGCGATGGCGTGACGATCACGAAGATTTACGCGATGACGCACGGTATGCAGGTCGCCATGTACTGGGACGCGACTGCTGATGTTTTGATCGCCGTTATCCCGCAGAACACCAACTATGTCGCGGATTACGAGAGCTTCGGCGGCCTGTGGAATAACGCAGGCGCTGGCAAGACGGGCGACATTTTGTTCTCGACCCAAGACGCATCCGCCAACGATGACTATACCATCATCCTCGAGATGGTGAAGTCCTACGCGGATTGATGGGCATGAACTTGGGCGCACCGCTTAGCTTTGCCACGACCGTATCGGACGCCCAGCGGCAGTTGCAGGACGCGCTCCGCGCGGGCATGCGCGCGCCGCAGCAGCCCACACCCATGGCTCCCCAACCCCAGATGCCGCAGCCGCAGCAGGCCATGCAGCTCCAGATGCCGCAGCCCATGCCGCAGCCCATGCCGCAGGGCATGCCACAGGCGATGCCGCAGGGCATGGGATCGGCCATGGGGTCGCCGCAGATGGGCGCACCGGCACGCTTCGCCAAGGGCGGCTTTGCCGTCAAGAAGGCCGAGGGCGGTGGTGCTTGGACGCGCAAGGAAGGCAAGAACCCCGAAGGCGGCCTGAACGCCAAGGGCCGGGCCTCGCTCAAGGCGCAGGGTCAGGACATCAAGCCGCCCGTCAGCGCCAAGCAGGCCAAGAAATCCCCCAAGGCCGCCGCACGGCGCAAGTCATTCTGCGCACGGATGGGCGGCATGGAGGGTGCGATGAAGGACGAAAAGGGCCGACCGACCCGCAAGGCACTCGCCCTCAGAAAGTGGGATTGCTGACATGGACAAGAAGCCCTTCTGGGAAACCGACGCACCTAAGACCAAGGGTGGCAAGAAGCGCAAACCGAAGTCGCTCAGCGTCAAGCAGAAGGCTTCCGCCAAGCGCCGCGCCAAGGCCGCTGGCCGCCCCTACCCGAATTTGATCGATAACGCTTTCGCCGTGAAGAAAGGCAAATAACATGAACCGTCGTCGTACCGACCCCGCAGGCAAGCCCGTCGTCGCCGTTCGTCTCGACGGACGTGACAAGCTGCCCTCACAGAACCCCCTTGCCGTCAAGCTCGGGGCCATCTCCCGCGCCGCTGAGAGCCGTCCCGCACGCGAACCCTCACGGGACGTTATCGACCGCGCCAACCGCTCGCAGGCGATGGAAGCACGCGAGATGCGGATGGCGCCCAATCGCGCTGCCGCCAAGAAGGTTACGGCCACGGCAGCCGAAGCAGCGGCCATCGACCGCGCCAACCGCGCCCAAGCGAGGGCAGCTCGCGAGATGGAAAGCTTCAAGGACACCACCCGCATGCGCTACATGCAGGGCGGCGACGTCGAGGGCTACGCCAAGGGCGGCAGCGTCAAGGGCGCGGCCAAGATCGCCAAGGTCATGGGTGAGTTCAAGCGCGGCGAGCTGCACAGTGGATCGAAGAAGGGTCCGAAGGTCACCAACCCGAAGCAGGCCACGGCCATCGCCATGAGCGAGGCGCGCGCTGCCGGTGCCAAGATGCCCGCACCGAAGAAGCGCGGCGTGCCCGTCGCGAGCCGCGAGCCGATGATCAAGCGTTAAGGGGGCGCAGGACGCGGGTTGTCCTACCGCTTCGCGTCCTGTATACTCTCCGGGCCAGAAATGCTTGCTCGCTTTGCAGGCTGCTGCTCATAACCAGCGAGCAAAAGACCTATGGCCTATTCGGGGACAGTATCCCAGACAACCTTCAACACCCGCAAGGTGATCGAAAACGCCGCGCGCCGGTGCAAGCTGCCTCCGCAGTCGCTGAGTGCTGAGCACGTCGAGGTCGCCAACGACCAGCTTTACCTGCTGCTCTCCGACCTCTCGAACCGTGGCATCCAGCTCTGGTGCATCGAGAAGCAGATATACCCGCTCTACGACGGCGTGGGCACGATCACACTCGACACCGGCACGTTGGACATTCTGAACAGCAACCTGCGCACCTTGCAGCAGGTGGCGGGCATCAACACCGACACCAGCACGTCGCGCACCGTCTTCTTCCCGACGCAGACCTTCGTCACGACCGTTGGCATCAAGTGGACATCCCCAGCCGTGCCGATCTCGCTCCAGCGCAGCGACGACGGCGTGACGTGGCGGACCATCCAGACGGAAACCCCAACCGCATCGGCAGGTGAGTGGACTTGGTTCGATCTCGACAGCAGTGTCGCAACCCCATATTTCCGCGTGCTGGCAACCAGCGGCACCCTCGGCTTCAGCCGCATCTACCTCGGCAACACGCCGACGGAGATCCCGATCGCGCGTCTGAGCCGCGACGATTATACGAACCTCCCGAACAAGAGCTTCCAGTCGAATAGGCCGCTCCAGTTCTGGCTCGACCGTCAGGTCGTGCAGCCGGTCATGTACATGTGGCCGGTGCCCAGCAACAGCGCCGAGGAATACCAGATCGTCATCTGGCGCCAGCGGTACATCATGGACGTTGGCACCATGACGGAGGAGATCGAGGTGCCGCAGCGTTGGTACGACGCGATCGTGTCCATGCTCGCCGCCAAGCTCGCCATGGAGTACATCGAGGTCGATGCGCAGATGATCCCGATGCTCGACGCCAAGGCCAAGGAAGCCCTGTATTTCGCGCAGCAGGAAGAGCGCGACAACAGCCCGATGATGATCCTGCCCAACATCTCGATGTACACGCGCTGATGCCAGTAGAGGGTTACCTCGACACACGCGGCAAGCAGTGGCTGGCAGTCGGCCTGTGCGACCGGTGCAAGCGGAAGTTTCCGCTGGAGGAGTTGTGGAGCGACCGCAACAATCCCGGTCTCAAGGTGTGCAAGGAAGACCTCGACGATTACGACCCGTATCGCCTGCCCGCGCGGTCTGGCGAGCAGATCGCCCTGCGCTTCCCGCGACCGGACGAGGCGCTTTCCTAATGCCCCTCTACCTCAACACGCGCGGCAACCCGACGCTGGGCATCGGCATTTGCAGCCGGTGCAGCCGCAAGATGCCCCTGCACAAGTTGCAGTCCGACCCGAACTTCCCCGGCCTGCGCGTATGCGACGAGGACACGGACCAGTTCGACCCCTATCGCCTGCCCCCTCGGCAGACGGAAAACATCACGCTGCCCTTCATGCGCACCGACACGCCGATACCGACGAACCCGAGCGGCGTGATCAGCCAAGATGGCGACGTGTTCCTGATCACCGAGGATGACGACGACTTCCTGATTTTCTTCGAGGATGACGAGCTGTGAGTGTCCCAACCAACCTCATCCCGACCAAGATTACCGGCCTGCCCGAGTACACGGGTAGCAGCCAAGCGGGGTATTTTCCGTATGTCCTTGATGGCAGCACGTACAAGGTTCAGTTCAGCAACGTCGCTTCTTCTGGAGAGGTGCCGCCAAGCCGCACTCTCACTGCGGGAACTGGTCTTGTTGGGGGCGGTGATCTTTCTGCTAACCGCGTGTTCGCTATCGCTAATGGCGGTGTGGGCGCTAGTCAGCTTGATACAACTGGGGTTGTGGCTGGTGTTTACGGCAACGGATCAAATGTCCCGACTGTCACGGTGGACGCGAACGGGCGGGTAACGTCCGTCACGACCAGCCCCGTCGTAGCCACGGGCTACGTCCCTGAAGGCCGCCTGATCATCGCAGGCACCGGCCTGACCGGCGGCGGCTCGCTCGCGAACAACGTCACGCTTTCCGTAAACCTCGCAACTGCAACACCCCAAGCTCTCGGCACCGCTACGGCGGGCGTCTCGACTGCTGCCGCTCGCGAAGACCACGTGCACCCCGCCGTGGATCTCAGCGACACGAACGAAACTCAGGGGTCGCTCCCCTTGGGTCGCGGCGGCACTGGCGACGCCCTGTCTCCCGTTGCCGGTGCCGTCGTGTATTCGACTGGCACCAAGTTCGCCCTGACCAACCCCGGCATACCGGGGCAAGTGTTGACTTCCACCGGAACGGATGAGCCGCTCTGGACGACGCTCACCGGCACGGGCACCGTGACCAGTGTCAACGCGTCTGGTGGCACGACGGGCATGACCTTCACCGGCGGCCCTGTCACGACTATCGGCACGCTGACGCTCGGAGGCACGTTGTCCCCCGACAACGGCGGCACCGGTCTGACCGCCACGCCGACGAACGGCCAGCTCCTCATCGGCAACGGCGCTGGGTACACCCTCGCGGCGCTGACCGCAGGCACCGGCGTGTCCGTCACGAACGCGGCAGGCTCGATCACCATCGACAACACCGCGCCCGACCAGATCGTCTCCCTGACGGCTGGCACGGCGATCAGTGTCAGCGGCACCTACCCCAACTTCACGATCAACAACACGGCTCCCGACCAGATCGTCTCCCTGACCGGTGCGGGCACCACGTCGATCAGCGGCACGTACCCCAACTTCACCATCACGTCGAACGACCAGTTCGCGGGCACGGTGACCTCGGTGGCCGCGTCGGGCGGCACGACGGGGTTGACGTTCAGCGGCTCGCCCATCACCTCCGCAGGCACCTTGACGCTGGGCGGCACGCTCGCGATCGGCAGCGGCGGCACGGGCGCCAGCACGGCGGGCGCGGCGCGCACGGCACTGGGCGCGGCGGCGCTGGGTGCGAACACGGACATCACGTCGATCGCCCTGACCAGCGGCACGATCCAGAACGCGCCCACCAGCGGCACGGACATCGTCAACAAGGCGTATGCGGACAGCATCGCCTCGGGCATCAACTTCCACCAAGCCGTCCGTCTTGCCACGGTCGCCGCGCTGCCTGCGTACACGTACAACAACGGCACCGGCGGCGTCGGCGCGACCATCACGGCGAACGCGAACGGCGCGCTGAGCATCGACGGCGTCGCGGTCGTCGCGGGCAACCGCGTGCTGATCAAGAACGAAGTCGGCGCGGCGCAGGCGGATCACGGCGTCTATGTCGTCACGCAGACCGGCAACGGCTCGACGCCCTTCATCCTCACCCGCGCGACGGACTTCGACAGCACCGGAACCGGCGTTGACCAGATCGACGCGGGCGACTTCTTCCTCGTCACGGCGGGTGCCATACTCGCCAACACGTCGTGGGTGCAGCAGACGCCGCTGCCGATCACCATCGGCACGACGCCCATCATCTTCTCGCAGTTCGGCGCTCCGGTGCTGTACACGGCGGGAACGGGCCTGACGCTGTCTGGCACGGTCTTCAGCATCACGAACACGGGCGTAACGGCCAGCACCTACGGCAGCGCGTCGCAGGTTCCGGTCATCGCCGTCAACGCGCAGGGTCAGATCACCAGCGCGAACAGCACGTCCATCGCCATCTCCGCGTCGCAGATCACATCGGGTGTGCTCCCCGTTGGTAACGGCGGCACGGGCGCGACCACGCTGACCGCGAACGGTGTGCTGCTGGGCAACGGCACCTCGGCTGTGAGCGCGACGGCTGTCGGCACCACCGGTCAGGTGCTGGTGGGCAACACCGGCGCGGCCCCGACTTGGGCCACGCTCTCCTCGGCCGCCGTGACCTCGTTCAGCGCGGGCACGACGGGCCTCACGCCATCCACGGCCACGACTGGTGCGATTACGCTCGGCGGCACCCTCGCTGTGGCGAACGGCGGCACGGGCGTCACCACATCGACCGGCACCGGCTCCGTGGTGTTGAACACCAGCCCGACCCTCGTAACGCCGTCCCTCGGCGTTGCCTCTGCGGACAGCATCGCCACGCTCAAGGGGACCGTGGGCGCGGTCGCCTACGGCTTCATCAGCAACACCAACACAGGGATGTGGTCGCCATCCTCTGACGCGATTGCCTTCTCGACGGCTGGCAGTGAGCGGTTGCGCGTCACCAGTGCGGGCAACTTTGGGATTGGCACCAACAACCCCGTTACCCGCCTTCACGTAGCTGGCACGGGAAGCGGGCCTACTTTGCGTTTGGAAAACCAGACGGCATCTACGGGCAAAACCTACGAAATCATTTCTGGTGATGGTGGCCCACTTCGGTTCCAAGACATAACCGCTGGTGTCGAACGCATGCGGATTGCCAGCGATGGCAACGTCGGGATCGGGACGAACGCACCCGTATCTGCTTTCGGTCGCAGCCTTCACGTATTCAACGACGCGAACACTGGCACCGTGGCGTCAAACACAATTCTTGTGGTTGAAAGCACCAACCGGAACGCGGTCATCGACATCTCCGGCTCGGCGTCTTCGACGAACTCGGTTGTGTTTTCGGACACAGTCGGGACTGGACTGGCGTCGATTGCGTCTGAGGTGGCGAACCAGAACCTGCTGTTTAGGTCTGGTGGCACTACCGAGCGTATGCGCATCACCAGCGGGGGTGATGTTGGGATCGGGGTATCCGCACCCGGAACGCGGCTTCAAGTGGCAGATGTTGCCGCACCGTCCGGCTTTAGCTCTACTGCGGTGCGCGTAACGCGCTCAAATTACGGCGCGGACTTTATCGGCTACATCGACCAAGGTGTCGGCCACGGTGGGATTATCTCCACCGTGGACAATGGGACGCCGACCGAGCGGATGCGCATTACCAACGCAGGTAACGTCGGGGTCGGATCGACCAACCCAGAAGCCCGATTGCAAGTGCGCCAAGACCTCGATGGTACGACCGGCGCGATCATCCAGAACCGCAATGGTAGCGGCACTCCGGTTGCGGCGCTTCGCTTCATCACAGGTGGCCTTGACCTCGCAGACAACCGCTGGGCGGGTATTACCTCGCAAGGTGTAGTCGCGGCTGATCTCCGGTTCTTCACCTCTTCCGGCGCCCCGCTTGAACGTATGCGCATCGACAGCAGCGGTAACGTCGGGATTGGGACGAGCAGTGCCGTTGCTCGTCTTCGCGTGGCCGCAGGTGGCGCAGTTAACGCTCCTGTGCTTGGCAACGTCACGAATTACCCCGCCTTCCTCAGCAACAACGACCCTAGCTACGGCCTCGGGATCGGTACCAGTGCGGCAGATGGGCGCGTGTGGCTCCAAGCCCAGCGCAGTGACAGCGCGGTGGCCTACAACATCACGCTCAACGAAGCGGGCGGGCGGGTAGGGGTCGGGACGAGTTCGCCGGTCCAAATCTTCCAAGTCTCCACCGTAGGGCAGAGCATCGACGGGCCGTTCTTCGCGTCCTCCACTGGTCCGTGGATGCGCTTCATCCCCAACTCGTCTCCCGGGGCGTACAACGGCCTCGTTGCCGCAGGGACGAACGCCTTTATCTTCTCCAGCGGTTCAGTGAACGCAGGCACCCTCACGATTGCCCCGTGGGCTGATGGTTCTAGCGGCGTCGTTATAAACGCTTCGGGCGAAGTGTATATCGCCGGAACCGCAGACCAAGGCGCGTTCAACCTGCAAGTTAACGGCACCGGCGTGTGGGGCGCGGGTGCCTACGTCAACGGGTCTGACCGTAGCCTCAAGAAAGAAATCGCGCCACTGGCCGAAGCCCTCGACGTGGTCAACGCGCTCAAGCCCGTCACCTTCCGCTACAAGGAAGACTACTCCAAGGATCAGTCGATCCAGCCCGGCTTCATCGCGCAGGAACTCCAAGAGGCTCTGGGCGGGGAAGTCTATGCTGATGGCGTGGTGCAAGCTGGCCCGAAGCATTTGAACGTGGCATACCAGTCGTTGATCCCCGTGCTGGTTAAGGCTCTCCAAGAGGCCAACGAGAAGATCGACACTCTTGCCACCCGCGTGGCACAACTCGAAGGAAACTAACCCATGACCGTAACCAACACTTGGGCTGTCCAGCAGATGGACGCATACCCCGAAGAAGACGGCGAGACCGATGTGGTCTTCAATGTCCACTGGACCCTGACCGGCACCGATGGCACCTACAGCGGCAACGTCTACGGCACGCAGGGCGTCACGACCGACCCCGACGCACCGTTCACCCCCTATGACGACCTCACCGAAGCGCAGGTCATCGGCTGGGTGCAGGCCGCTATGGGCGAAGAGCAGGTCGCTTCCTACGAAGCGAACGTCGCCTCGCAGATCGAAAACCAGATCAGCCCGCCCGTCGTCACGCCGCCCCTCCCGTGGGCCGGTGCTTGACGTTCTGCTAATGCTGGAATTGGGGCGTGGGTTATGCTACCCCGAAAGAGACCTACGGAGGTAACTTGTAATGGCGGCTAGTGGCTTTACGCCCATTCAGCTTTATCGCACCAGCACGGCCTTGGCTGTGCCCACTGCGGGCAACCTCGCCGCTGGCGAGCTGGCGATCAACCTGACCGACGAGGCGTTGTACTTCAAGAACGCAGCGGGCACGGTCACGTTGCTTGCAGACAGCTCCGGCGCGCTGGGCAGCGTCACGAGCGTGTCCGGCACCGGCACGGTCAACGGGTTGACCCTCACGGGCACCGTAACGTCCTCGGGATCTCTGACCCTCGGCGGCACGCTTTCAGGTGTGAGCTTGACCACGCAGGTCACGGGCACCTTGCCGATCGGCAACGGTGGCACCGGCGCGACGACTGCGGGTGCGGCGCGCACGGCTCTGGGCGCGACCACTCTCGGCGGCAACCTATTCACGATCACCAACCCCGGTGCGGTCACGTTCCCCCGCTTCAACGCGGACAACACCGTCAGCGCGCTGAGCGCAGCGGACTTCCGCACGGCCATCGGCGCAGGCACCGGTGGCGGCACCGTCACTTCGGTCAGCGGCACCGGCACGGTCAACGGGTTGACCTTGACCGGCACTGTGACGTCCTCGGGGTCTCTGACCCTCGGCGGCACGCTCTCCGGCGTCAGCTTGACCACGCAGGTTTCGGGCACGCTCCCGATCGCCAACGGCGGTACGGGCGCAACGACTGCCGCCAACGCGCTCACGTCGCTGGGCGCCTATCCGGCGTCCAACCCCAGCGGGTTCACCAGCAACACCGGCACGGTCACTTCGGTCACCGGCACGGGCACAGCTTCCGGCCTGACCTTGTCCGGCACGGTGACCTCTTCGGGCAACCTGACACTGAGCGGTACGGTGAACAGCCTCGCCGCAGGCACGTATGGGATCAGCATTTCCGGTAACGCCGCGACGGCCACCTCTGCTACCTCCGCGACGAGCGCCACCTCGGCCACAACCGCCACCACGGCCACGACCGCCAACGCGCTCAACACCGGCAACAACTACCAAGTCAACAGCCTCGGCGTCGGGACTGCGGCTTCGGGCACTGCGGGTGAAATCCGCGCGACCAACAACGTCACGGCCTTCTTCTCGTCAGACGCGCGGTTCAAGGAGAACATCGCGGGCATCGAAGGTGCGCTCGGCGTAGTGCAGCACATCGGCGGCAAGACTTTCGACTGGACGGATGAGTACATCGCCAGCCACGGGGGTGACGATGGTTATTTCGTGCGCAAGCAAGACTTCGGTGTGATCGCGCAAGATGTGCAGCAGGTCTTCCCGCTGGCCGTGCGCGAGCGCGAAGACGGGTCACTCGCCGTAGACTACGAGAAGCTCGTCGCTGTTGCCTTCGCGGCTATCGCGGAACTCCGCGCTGAAGTGGAGTTTCTGAAGCGTGACGCTTAACGCCTCTGGTCCGATCAGTCTCGGTGGCAGCACCGCAGGGCAGTCTATCAATCTGGAGCTTGGGCGGTCTGCCACAGCTCAGGTTTCCCTGAATGAGAGCGCGGTGCGCACGCTCGCGGGCGTCCCGTCCGGTGCCATTGTTATGCCGACTGACTTCTACGGCAAGAGCAGTATCGTGTACCGCCTCGACAGCGGCACGTACCTAGACAGTACGTTCTCCCCGCTGGACGCTCAGACTACCCTTACTGTCGGTTCGAATGGCGTTCTGGATGTTGGTACGTTCAATTCGGGGGTGTTGGATAGTTACGACTGGCTTACCCCTACCGCGACCGCCTCAACACATTTTGTGCGGCTTACGCCGACCAGCGGTACTTTCAGCGGCACCACGACCGGTGTCTGGGTGGCCCTCACCACTGATGCTGCTTGGTTTGTTAACCAGACGGGGGTCGGATTTAATTCCGCCTCGGGGACGCTGGCGATTTCCACAAACTCGGGTGGCACGAACATCGTCGCAACCGCGACCATTACCCTGCAAGCGCTGGTGGACATTTAATCCGGCGACATCCCCTTCGATGGAGTGAATAATGAGTTTCTGGGACGGCTTTGAAAGCAAGCAGGACGGCGTCAACGACACCGTCGAGTTCGTGATCCGCGTGGCTATCGTCACGCTGTCCGCTGTGATCCTCGTGGTCGTGATGGCGCTTGTCGTCGGCCTCTTCCTGCCGAACCACATCGTCGATAGCACCGCCATCCTCGACATGGTCAACCCGGCCTTCCAGACCATCATCGGTGCCTTCGTCGGCCTTCTGGGCGGCTTGAGCCTGAACGCCAACGCGCGTGATGCAACACCGGAACCCGAAGCACCTGCACCGGAGCCGGAACCCGAAGCGCCCAAGACCTACGACGACCCGAACGGGACTGTCTTCATCGACACCCCCGAAGAGGACGACGATGGCGACTTGGAGCCGTGGGAGAAGTATCGCAACGACCTGCGCTACGACGCAAACGGCGACGGCGTGGTCGATGAAAACGACTTCCCCGACTGGCGCAACACGGACCGGTAAGTGGCTGGCGAACTCTCCACCGTCGAACTGATCGGCCAACTCTGGCCGGTCGTTCTGGCGTTCATCTCTCTGACGATCATCCTCGCTAAGATGGACGTTCGCCTCGGCGTGGCCGAGGAAAAGATCAAGACGCTCTTCGAGCTATGGAATAAGGAAAAGGACAAGTGAGCCTCGTAAACCTCCAACGCAAGATCGGCGTCACGGCTGACGGTGCTTTCGGTCCCGGCACGCTCAAGGCCGCCTGCGCGCACTACAAGCTCAACCGCAACCGTGGTGCCCACTTCTTCGCGCAGTGCGCGCACGAGAGTGGCAACTGGCGTGCCACCAGCGAGAACCTCAACTACAGCGCGCAGGGGCTGCGGAACATCTTCCGCAAGTATTTCCCGACGCAGGCGCTCGCCAACCAGTATGCCCGCAAGCCGCAGGCCATCGCCAACCGCGTCTACGCCAACCGCATGGGCAACGGCCCAGAGAGCAGCGGCGACGGTTGGAAGTTCCGTGGTCGCGGCTTCTTGCAACTCACCGGCCACGACAACTACAAGGCGCTGTCGCAGTACATCAACCGCCCCGACATCATGGACAACCCTGATCTGGTGGCTGGCGAACTGGCGATCGAGAGCGCCCTGTGGTTCTTCGACCGTAACAAGCTCTGGTCGATCTGCGATCAGGGCATTACAGACAGTGCGATCCTCGCGCTGACGAAGCGGATCAACGGGGGCACTCACGGCCTCGACGACCGCAAGCTGAAGACCAAGAAGTACGCGACTTGGCTCTAAGGAGAATACCATGAACCTGAAGAAGATCATCGGCGGCATCGCCAAGGACAAGCTGGCCGAGCAAGCTGCCCGGAAAATCGTCCCCTTGGAAGAGGCCGCGCCCGCGAAGGGCCGCAAGGCTCAGATCGCCGCTGTCCTCGCCGTTATCGCCGCCATCGCAGGAACGCTATCGCAGTTTCTCGGCGGCTGATAACCTGCTAAGATACCCAACCCGGCAACTCTAGGAGACAGACATGCCCATTAACCTCGTTCTTTCCATCGAAGAGGTCAACGCCGTGCTTCAGACCCTCGGCAACCTGCCCACCTCGTCCGGCGCTTGGCCCCTCGTGGTCAAGATCAAGGAGCAGGCCGAGGCGCAGATCCCTGCGCAGCCTGCTGCTGCCGCAGACGTAGCGGAGTAAATCGTATGTTGGAGCAGCTTATCGCGCGCGTCTTCTATGCACGCAATCTCGCGCACTGGAACCACTGGCGCACCGATAGCTACTCCGAGCACAAAGCCCTCGGCAAGTTCTACGACGACGTCATCGACGCTGTGGACGCGCTGGTCGAGGCATACCAAGGCGCCTTCGAGCTGGTCGGAAACATCCCGTCTCCGGCCAGCGCGAAGAGCCAAGACATCCTCAAGACCCTTGAGGGCGACAGCGCGTGGATCGAAGAGAACCACGAGGACATCTGCAAGGGTAACCGCGCCGTTGCGAACAAGATCGACGAGCTGACCGCCGTCTATCTCACCACCATCTACAAGCTCCGCAACTTGAAGTAGGGTCGCACCACAATGGATTATCAAGTTCTCTTCAACATCGCCTTCGCCGTAGCTGGTTTCCTCGGAGGCTGGCTCATCAACAACATGACGAAGGCGATTGAGCGGCTCGATAACGATGTGCGCGACATGCCCAAGACCTACGTTGCCAAGGAAGACTGGCGCGAGGATATGCGCACCCTCAAGTCGGACATGGACAAGGGCTTCGACAAGCTCGACAAGACCCTCGGCACCATCTTCAAAAGGCTTGAGGGCAAGGAAGACAAGCTGTGAGCAACGCCGAAGCCGCAGCGGTGAGTTTGGAGCGCGCCGCCCGTCTGGCGCGCGAGATGCCCCTGAGCGACCGCACACTCGCGGTTGCGGAGATGCTCGGCATGCTCACGCAGCGCATACTCGAAACGTCGCCCGCCGATCAAGCCGACTTCGCAGAGGCGGTGCTGGCGCGGTGGATGCACTCGTGATATAGGGGTAACGCCATGGCTACGCGCCATGGTTTTGATGGAACCCCAATTGCGTTTTTGCAGCATCCCGGGCGGCTACCGCATCCGACATTTCCACAAACATACCTATTTGGCGCGTGGAGCCGCTAGCCCGCAAACGTACCCGCCATTTCCCCGACGGTGCGCACCAGCTTATTCCTATCTCACCGGAAGTGTTCCGCGTTGATCGGCTTTGGTTGCGGCTGTTTTCGGCGCGGGTCACCGCCCGTAGATTTTCCAACCGGTTGTCCGCCCGGTCATGATTGATGTGGTCCACCTCCTCGGGCCACTCGCCGGTGTGCAACACCCACACGAGTTGGTGGGCTTGGTATTTAACACCCGCTATGCCTATTTTGAGGTACCCGTACCCGCTTTCGCAACCAGCTTTATGGCCGGAGAAACGCCGGTTCCAAGTCTTGGCCGCAGACGCATCTGCAAAATCGCTTTCCGGCCTGCGTTTCCAATACAAAACCCCCGTGCAGGGATCGTATCGGAGAAGTTGCTTCAAGCGCTCTTGACTGATATACCGGTCTTCGATCACGACGCGGTTCCTTCGCGTTGGGGTCTGGCCGCCGGTCGGCTAACCGGCGGTCATTTTTTGTAGCACACGATTGGGCGTAGGAAAACCGTAAATGAGCACTACGATGACCTTCGCGACGCTCAAGCAGGACGTCGAGCGATACCTCGAACGCGGGGCGACCTTCGCGTCCGATCCGATTGTCCACGAGCAGATCCCGCGTCTGATCAACCTCGCCGAGCGTCGCATCGCCCGCGAGCTGAAGATCCAAGGCTTCATCAATGTGGTGTCCACCGCGTTGACCGTCGGCCAGTCCGTCTACCCCAAGCCCGACCGCTGGCGCGACACCGTCTCGATCAACATCGGCACCGGTGCGGGCAACGCGACGCGCAAGACCGTCTTCACGCGCGACTACGAATATGTCCGCAACTACTGGCCGAACGAGGCCGAGACCGGCGAACCCGTCTTCTACTCGGATTACGATTTCTCGCACTGGCTCTTCGCGCCGACACCGGACGCAGAATACCCCATCGAGATCCTGTACTACGAACTGCCGCCGCTGCTGGACGACACCATCCAGAGCAACTGGCTGACCGAATACGCGCCGCAGCTCCTGCTGTACGGCACGCTGCTCGAGGCGACACCGTTCCTCAAGAACGACGAACGCATCGCCACTTGGCAGAACATGTATGATCGCGCGGCGGCGATGCTCAACGGCGAAGACCTCGCCAAGATCCTCGACCGCTCGGCTGTGAGGAAAGAAGCATGAGCTACACGCAGATCTTTGGCGGCACGACGATCTACCCATCGGACGTCTCGTATCTCGCCCTCGCTCTCACGGGCGACATCGAACTCGACTGGCCGCTGGACGCGTCGGGCAGCCTCACGCCGGTCGCGCGCATCATCGACATCACGCCCACCGGCGCGTTCTCGATTACCATGCCGCCTGCGGATCAGACCGCGCCCGGCCAGACCGTTCTGTTCAACAACCTCGGCCCCTCGACGGTCACCGTCCGCACCAATACGGGCGGCACGATCGTCAGCATCGCTGCGGGCGAGCAGTGGCAGATTTATCTGACCAGCAACACCACCGTTGCGGGCACGTGGCGCAACTTCCGCTACGGCGCGTCAACGGCGCAGGCGCAAGCCTCGTCCCTCGCCGGTGAGGGTCTGCTCGCCACGGGCAGCACCCTCTCGCAGCAGTATCCCGTCACCGAGTTCAACACCAACTTCGCGGCAGGCACCGCCAACCGCGCGGCGACCCTCGTCTGGACGGGCGGCGGCGGCACGCTCACCCTGCCGTCCGCGCCCGCCGCAGGCACCGGCTGGTTCGTGAACGTGCGCAACGGCGGCACCGGCGCACTGACCATCGACCCGAACGGCAGCGAGACCATCAACGGCGGCCTCACGCTGTCCATGCAGCCCGAGGACAGCGCGGTCCTCATCAGCAACGGCACGAACTGGTACACGATCGGCCTCGGCCAAGACGCCGTGTTCGCCTTCGACTACACGTCGATCGACCTCACCGGCCAGAGCAGCCCGTACACGCTGAGCGGCGCGGAACTGAACCGCATCGCCTACAAGTTCGTGGGCACGCTGGTTGCCAACATGCAGATTATCGTGCCTGCCACGATCCAGCAGTACTGGGTGGACAACGCCACGACCGGCGCGTTCACGCTCGGCCTGCGCACACCTTCGCAGGTCTCGCCCACCAACGTCACGCAGAGCAGCCGCTCGATCTTCTACTCGGACGGCTCGAACGTCGTCGATGCGGATACCTCGGCTGCGGGCATCGCCATCCCCGTCTCGATCTTGGAAGGCGGCACGGGTGCCTCCACGGCCAGCGGCGCGCGCATCAACCTCGGCGGCACGTCGCTGGGCATCGCCGTCTTCACGGCGGCGAGCACGAACGACGTGTGGACGGCCTTGGGAGTAGCTCCAGCCGGGACCGTTAACGGCGGAACCTTCTAATGGCGGGGCAGATCGTCCAGATCCGCTCCGCGCCGGGCATCAAGCGCGACGGCACCAAGTTCGAGGGCGATCAGTACGTCGATGGCGCGTGGGTGCGCTTTCAGCGCGGCCTGCCGCGTAAGATGGGTGGCTACCGCTCGATCAACAAATACATCGAGGGCGTGCCCCGCGCCATCAGCGAGTACTCGCAGGACAGCCTGACGTACCTGCACTTGGGCGCGGCCAACCTCGTCGAGCGCCTCTACATCGACCCGTCCTTCAACACGAGCGTCGTGACAGACCGCACGCCCACGTCCGGCTTCACTGCGAACGGCCAGAACATGTGGCAGTTCGCCGTGGCCTACGACACGACGAACGGCAACCAGATCGTCGCGCAGGTCGCACCGAACCTCGGCTGCATCTGCAACAGCGTCGGCGGTGAGGTGTTCACGGGCGACCTCCTCGGCACCTCCGCGCTGGTGGCTGTGCCCGCGCTGAACAAGCCTGCCAACTTCAACGCCACCGGCGGCGTCGTGTCCCTCGCGCCTTATACCTTCGTCTACGGCAACGATGGCTACGTGGCGTGGTCGGTGCCCAACGCGCCGGACGACTATGTCAGTTCGGGCGCGGGCAACGCCTACGTGACCTCGCAGAAGATCGTGAAGGGCATGCCCCTGCGCGGCGGCCCCGGCAACAGCCCGTCGGGCCTCTTCTGGTCGGCTGACGCCCTCATCCGCGCAAGCTATGTCGGTGGCACGGCCACCTTCCAGTTCGACACCATCAGCTCGCAGACGTCCATCCTCTCGGAAAACTGCGTCATCGAGTACGACGGCATCTTCTATTGGGTCGGCACCGACCGCTTCCTGATGTTCAACGGCGTCGTTCGCGAGATCCCGAACAACCTCAACCTGAACTTCTTCTTCGACACCCTCAACTTCACCCAGCGCCAGAAGGTGTTCGCCGTCAAGGTGCCGCGCTTCGGCGAGATATGGTGGTGCTTCCCGAAGGGCGAGAGCGAGGAACCGAACCACGCCGTCATCTACAACGTTCGTGAGAACACGTGGTACGACACGCCGCTGCCCAACGCAGGGCGCGGCGCGGGCATCTTCCCGACTGTGTTCAACAAGCCCATCATGACGGGCGTCGATCCGCAGAACTTCATCGCGACTGAGGTCTCGATCAACGCAGGCGGCACGGGCTACGTGGTGGGCAACACCCTCACCGTGAACGGCGGCACGGGCAGCATCCTCGCCGAATTGACCGTCAGCACCGTCAACGGCAGTGGCGCGATCACGGGTGTGAGCATCTCCAACGCGGGCCTCTACACCACCAAGCCGACAAACCCTGTCACCGTGACGGGCGGCGCTGGTAGCAGCGCCACGTTCAATCTGACCTTCGTGGAGCCTTACAAGCTGTGGGTTCACGAGGTTGGGACGGACGAGATCGACGGCGCTAACATGGCGCCCATCGCGTCCTTCTTCGAGACAGGCGACATGTCGCTGCCCGCAACGGGCGCAGGCAACCGCGCGCTTCAAGTGCAGATGATTGAGCCGGACTTCGTGCAGAGCGGCGACATGACGCTGCAAGTCATCGGGCGCGCGAACGCCCGCTCGCCGGAAGTTGCGGGTCCGCTCATGACGTTCCCCGACGTGGCGACCACGCCGCAGGAGCAGGTGATCTTCCTGAAAGAGCAGCGCCGCGAGCTGCGCTTCCGCTTCACGAGCAACACGATCGGCGGCGACTACCAGATGGGCCAGATCTTGGCGCACGTGCAGCCCGGTGACGGCACGACGCTGGGATGATCGACCCGCGAGGAATGACTTGGCAAGACTGGGCCGCTTCGGTTATACTGTCCGTCGGCGACGCTTGGTCTTTCGGAACGCCCCCGGAAGAACCCGAGTGGCGCGATTGGGCAGTGGGACTTGTACGCGCGTCTCCTTTTACGCAGCGCACCCTTCCTGATCCTTACCAGTTTTCGGATTGGCGCGAGTGGGCCATGCGCAGCTATCCGATGCTAGAGGACGAAGGTTGATGGTTGATAGGTACATTCCCGGCTTCACGAACATGCTGATGCGCCCCGACCTGCTGCAAGGTGGCCCCGCGTATGTTGACATGATGCCCGGCGCGATGCCGGAGCAGGTGTCGATGCTGCCCTTCGCACCGGAAGCTCCTGCGCCGCAGGGCGCCCCCGCCGGTGAAGTCGCGGCGTCCCCTTCAGCCGCGTCGCCGTCGGGCTTCCAGTTCATGACCGATCGCGGTCGGCGGGCGGGCTTCGGCAAGGGCAACACCGGCTTCCTCACCGCCGACCCGAACGCGCAGTACCGCATGTTCGACGAGCGCGGCAAGAACCGCGTCGTGTCCGAGGGAACGGGCGCCGGTGCGCTTCAGAACATCTACAACCTCGCCAACCAGTTCAACAAGGAACAGGGCAAGAAGGCCAACTGGGGCATCGAGCGCCTCAACCCCACGACTGGGCAGTGGGAGCGCGTAGCCGAGAACGATCCTGCGAAGAACATCGCCGGTAAGGTCGCCGACATCGGGCTGCCCGTACTCGGTGCAGTTCTCGCGGGGCCGCTCGGCGCGGCTGCGGGCTCGGGCCTCTCTAGCGCGGCACAAGGGCGATCTCTCAAGGATACTCTTCTTCGCGCCGCAATTACGGGCGGGGCGACAGCGGGTTTCAGCGCGTTGGGGAACGCAATCGGCCCCGTTGCGGGCTCGGCAGCGGGCGCTAAAGCCGGAGCTGCGGGGGGTACGCTTGCGGGCAGCACGCTCGGCGCAGGGACGATGGGCGCTGTGGGCGCGAAACTCGCTGGGATTGGGGCGCCCATCCTTGTGAGTGGTACTGCTGGAAGCGCCCTTGGTTCGGCCCTCGGATCGGCGGCTGGCGCGGCAGGCGGCAGCGCGCTTGGTTCTGCGGCCAGCGGCGCTTTGGCTCCGCGCCCTAGCCCGCTTCAACAGCAGCCCGTCGAAGTCACCCCAGAAGGCGAAATGGTGCTGACCGTCCGACCGCAGGTCGGCGGCGCGCTGCCGGTTGCTTCCGCAGGCGCAGGCACGATGGCTAACGCCGCGCTCAGCTCGCTGCCCGAAGAAGTGCAGCAACTCATCCAGAACAACATACAAGTCGAGCAAAAGCGGAACGCGGTTCGTGATGAGTTCGACGCGCAGTTTGGCGCGGGTGCTGGCGCGGGCCTTGGCGCGGGCGCTGGCGAAATCGTCGTTCCGGGCAAGCGCCCCACCTCGTTCGACAACGAACCGAACGTGTCTACCGCGCCGGTATTGCCCGACCTCACCCAGACACCGGTCGATGTGGGCGGCCCAGAAAAGGGCGTCCTCGATCAACTGAAAGACCGCCTCGGCAACCTCGACGCCGCAGACTACTTGCGCCTCGCTGGCATTGCGCTCCCGCTGCTCGACGGCGGCGGGGGTGGCGGGCGTCGCGGCGGGCTGAGCACGATCCCCGGCGGCATGTTCGGCAGGTCGAGCGTGTTCGGCGGCTCGCTGCCCCGCGCAACGATGCCCGGCGCATCGACCGGCTTCGCACCGCGCGCACCGTCCGCACTCGGCCCGCAGACGACGCAAGACTACTACCGCTACGGCTACGGCCCCGCGCAGAGCTTCTTCGACTACGTGCCGCAGGGCGCGGCTAACACGAGCCAAGCGTTCACAGGATACGCCGTCGGCGGCATGGCAGGTGGCGGGGACATGACCGGCATGTCCGACAACAGCTTTGCTGTGAACGGCCCCGGCACCGGACGTAGCGATGAAATTCCGGCGATGCTAAGCGACGGCGAATATGTTATAGACGCTGAAACCGTTGCCCTCCTCGGCGACGGGTCTTCGAAAGCAGGGGCCAATCTCTTGGATCAGTTCCGCATCAACGTGCGCAAGGACAAGGGCCGCGACCTCGTAAAGGGTGACTTCAGCGCCAACGCCAAACGCCCAGAACATTACCTCAAGGGAGGCCGCACGTAATGGCCCTGCAACCTGTATCCGGCTTGGCTACTATGGACGCCAACATGCCCGGAACCGACACGATGACCCCCACCAGCTCGCCCGCTGGCGGCTTTGACCTTGGTGGGTTCCTCACCGAGGGCCGCCAGATCCCCGAAGGCTCGGCCCTGCGCGCAACGCAGAGCCAGACGGTGCTTCCTGAGTGGTACACCAACTACGCGATGGACATGCTTGCCAACCAGCAAGCCCTCGCACAGCGCCCCTTCCCGCTGCCGCCGATGCCGCGCGTGGCCGAGTTCTCGCCGACGCAGCAGCGCGGCTTCGAGATGACCGGCCAAGCGGCCACGGCATACCAGCCCGCCCTCGGACAAGCCACGCAGGCCACGCAGCAGGCGATCGGTGCGCCCGGTGGCCTCGCCGCCGCGCAGCCATTCCTCACGCAAGCCGGGCAGACCAGCGTCGCCAATATCGGCCAGTACATGAACCCGTACCAAGAGCAGGTGATCGACCGCATCGGTCAGCTCGGCGCGCGCAATCTGAGCGAGCGCATCCTGCCCGAAGTCGAGGGACGCTATATCTCCGCCGGTCAGCTTGGCTTCGGTGGCCGTCAGCCGGGTCAGGCTACCCCCTCCGGCATGCTGACCGACACGGCGCGCGCCATCCGCGACACGCAGGAAGCCGTCCTCGCGCAGCAGGCGCAGGCGCTGCAAGGCGGCTTCAACGAGGCGACCCGACTGGCCTCGGGCGACCTCTCGCGCTTCGCCGGTCTCGGCGAGACGATGGGCGGCCTCACGCAGCGCGACATCACGCAGCAGCTTGCCGGTGCGCAGCAGCTCGCGGGTATGGGCCAGCAAGCGCAGCAGCTCGGCCTCACCGGCGCTGGCGCGCTTCAGCAGGTCGGCGGCGTCCAGCAGACGCAGGCGCAGCGCAACCTCGACGTGGCCTACGAGGACTTCCTCCGCCAGCAGAACTACCCGCAGGAGCAGATCAACAACATGCTCGCGACGTTCAAGGGCGCGGCGCAGGGCATCCCGACCGGCGAGCAAGTCTTCGGCATCGAGCCGACGGGCCGCCCGGCGGAGTACGCACCGGGCACCGCAGCCTCAATCGCGGGTGTGTTGACGGGCCTTGGCTCCGTCTTGGCCGCAGGCAGGAAGTAGGGCGACATGGACGAAGATCTCGAAACCGAAGACATGAACCCCGATCTGGAGGCTCTGTCGGCAAACTACCCCGAACTGGCGGGTAAGAGCGCGAGCGAGATGCAGCGCGCCTTCCTGCCCATGTATCTTGGCGCGGTGGAGAGCGAGCGCGCGGCTCGGGAGAAAAGCGCGACCGCCTTGAAGGAGCGGTACAAAGCCGCCGAAGAGGCCATCAAGCAGCAACGCTTCGGTGCCCCGACCACCAGCCAGCAGCTCGCCGCCCTGTCGCAGGCGCTACTCGCGCCGCGCCGCATGCGCGGCTTTGCGGGCACCCTCGCCAACATCATGCCTGCGATCACCGAACCCGCTGAGCTGCGCGCCGCCGCCGAGACTAAGCGCACGGAAGCCCTGCGCCAACTCCGCGAGCAATACGCGACCGCCGCCGACACAAGCGCGGTCGCTGGTTCTGCTGCGAAGCGCGAAGCCCTCGGGAAAGTACTGCCGTCCCTCATGACCGCCGCAGGCACCACCAACCGGGCGCGCTTCGCCGTGGAGATAAACCCCAATACCGGCGTTGAGATGTACAAGAATTTCGCCGTTCCGGTTGCTGCCGTCAACGCGCTCTTGTATGCTCTGCAAACACCCGGTGCCACCGAGCAGCAGAAGGCGGACACCGTAAAGGCGTTCGAAACGCGCTATAAGGTTCCGGCGGCAACATTCACGGAAGGGACGCGCTGATGTCGCAGAGTTTGGTAGATTTCAGCCAGTTCGACGCGCCCACGTCCAAGCAGCGCGTGCAGGAAGCAGGCGTCGCGCAGTCCGAGGCGGCTACGCGTAAAACCGAACGTGAGACCGAAAAGCTCGATCTTACGCTCCCGGCTGTCAAGCAGAAGGCCGACGCGGACGCGGCGGTCGCTTTGTACAACGCCTCCAATCTGGGCTTCGAGGACGCCAATAAGGAGTTCCAGAAGCAGTACGTTGCGTGGCGCGCTGGCAGCGCGGAAGACTTCTTCGACAAGATCAAGCAGCTCCAGAAAGCCGTTCGCGTGTTGCGCAGCGGCAAGCAGATCACCGGCCCGCTGTTCAACCAGCTCCCGCCCCTCGTAAAGACGCTAACCAGCCCCCAGAGCACCGACGTCCGCTCGGATGTCGAGAAGATCGTTCAGGGTGCCCTGCGCGAAACGTTGGGCGCGCAGTTCACGCAGGTTGAAGGCGACCGCCTGCTTGCGCGCATCTTCGACCCGAATTTGCCCGAGGAGTTCGTCGCCGAAAACGTTGAGGCAGAACTCAACAAGATCGCGGCCCTCGCCAAGTCTCGCGAGGCCATGTCGCGCTATTACGAAGAGAACTCGACGCTAAAGGGCTACCGCCCGGACGATTGGCTTCCGCAGGTTGAGGCCGACTTCAAGGTCATGGAGGCCGTCCCGAAGCGCGAGCAGGCCGCCGCAGAAGAGACGAACTATCGCGACGCGATGGCCGACATCGGCGGCGATCCCCTTCGCGGGTGGCGTCTGCGTCCGGGCGAGGAGCAGCAGCTCATCGCCTACATAAACAGCGCCGATTTCACACCCGACGGCTTCGTAAAGATGGCTTCCGATATGATACGGACTGCCTCTGGTGAAGAGCCCAACATGCCGAGCCTACTCGCGGAGGCGCGGGCAATCGCCAAGCGCCCCGTCGGCAACCGTGTCGCTGGCGTTAACTACTCCGCCGTCGATGACGCTGCGGTTCGCAACGCCGGGCTCAGCGATGTGGCTATTCAGGCCATGAAGAACCTGCCCGCGAGCAGCGTGACGATGGTGTCTTCGCTCTTGTCGCCCGTCAGCGACGCCTTGCGATCGACTGTCCTCGGCGAGCGCGTAGGTGTGTACAAAACATTCCCCGACTTGATCGCAGATGTCGCGGCGAAGGCGGGTATCGGCGAGACCGACCAAAAAACTCTAGACGCCCTATCGGCGTCTATGTCGGATCGGTACGGGAGCTTGGATGGTTTCAAGCAAGCCGTAGCCACAGACCCCCTTGGCGTCATCGGCGACGCGTCTGTCATCTTTACGCTGGGCGGCAGCGCCGCCGCTCGTGCGCCGGGCGTGATTGGCCGCGCGGGTACGCGCACCGCGAATGTCGGGCAGGCTCTCGACCCGTTGTCCTTTGCGGGCAGCATGGCTCGCCGCGTTACGCCGGATGCAGTAACGCCCGAAGCTACTGGGCGTCTTGCCGCTGAAGGCTTGAGCATGACCACGGGCGCGCCAGCCAGCGCGTTCCAGCAGGCTTTTGAGCGCGGGGCGGGGCGCCAGCGCGCGGGTGTGACGCCGCTGACGGAGACTTTCCGTGAGGGGATGGCCGGTGCCGTTGACCCGACTGATATGGTTGCCCGCGCCAAGACCGCTATGCAGGAAATGCGCGACGCCGCGAGCCGCGAGTACCGCAGCGGCATGGTTGACATCTCTAAGGACAAGGACATCCTGTCCTTCAACGAACTCGACAACGCCCTCGACCAGATGCGCCGCGACGCGATGTACAAGGGTGAGGTGGTCAAACCCGATGTCCTCGCAACGGTCGGTGATATGGAAACCATCATCAACGACTGGCGCGCCCTAGACCCGAAGGAGTTCCACACGCCGGAGGGCTTCGACAAGCTCAAGCAGCGCCTGTTCGAGGCCACCGAGAGCATCCCGCTCGACGATCGCACGCGTCGCCGTGCGGCGGGCGCGGTGTACGGCGCGACCAAGGAAACGATCAACAAGCAAGCGCCGACCTACGCCGGGATCATGGACACGTACGCCGATGCGCAGCAGACCCTCGGGCGGATGGAGAGCGAACTCGGCCTTGGTCGGGGTCCGGTTGACACCGCCGCAGTTAAGCTCACGCAGCGCCCACCCTCGCGCAAGGGGCGTGAGGATCTCCTCACCCTGCTCGCCGACTACGATCCCAAGCTCGCTGCGCAGGTCGCCGGTGAGCAGCTCTCGCCTGTTTTCCCGCGCGGTCTGCGCGGCGTTGGTACGGGCCTTGGCGTCACATTGGGCTCCATCGGCAATATCGCCACCCTCGGCACACTGTCTCCGCGCCTGATGGGCGAAGTCGCCTACGGCGCGGGGCGTGCATCAGTCCCGATCGGCAACGTGGTCGATGCGGTTCAGAGCAATCCTGTGGCCCTACTCGCGGCACAGCGCGGCATCGCGGCTGGCGAAGCGACCGGAGCCGAGCGCGAGCAGCAAGAGTTGTTCGAGCGTTACGGTCTTTCTCTGCCGCCGACCATATCGAATGACGGTACGATTGAAGAGCAAGTGACGCCCGAGATCCTGCGTCTCGCCGCTGAACAGCCCGCGCCCGGCATCAACCTCGGTGGTTTCGAACCGACGTACGCTGACGTTGAACCGGAAGCCGCTCCGGCGCAGACCACACAGATTATCGATGGCCGCGTCACCGACATCGATCCGGTTACCGGTAAGCGCGTGTTCGTCGACACGGGCGAGCCGGTGGTGACCATGCAGCGCGGCGGTGCTGTGCGTGGCTACAATCGTGGTGGCCCGAAGAAGCCGGAACGCAGCGGCGGGGAAGTAGCCCGCGATTTCGGTCGCACGGTTCTGCGCGGCTTAACCCTCGCCAATAACGACGAAGCCGAAGCGGCCATACGTGCGTTGCCGCAGCTATTCTCTGGGCGCTACGGAGACGCGTACGACGATGAAGCAGCCCGCATCCGGCGTCAGATGGACGAATACAAAAGGGACCACCCCTATTTGGCGGCGGGTGGGGAGATCGGCGGCATGGTGCTGACGTCCGCCGTCCCCGGCTTGCAAGGTCTGTCAGCCGCTCGCGTTGCCCAAATGACACCTCGCGCGCGTGTCGCTTACGAAGCTGCCTTGGCAACCGGGCAGGGCGGGGTTTACGGCGCGGTGGGCTATCCCGTTGCGCGCGGTGTTGGGCGCGCGGGCAGTTTCGTGGTGAAGAAGGTCCCCGGAGTGTCTAAACTCCGTCGCGGCAAGTAAAGGGTTTAACGTATGTCTGCGCTTTC